CTTATCTCGGCACACGCTGATACTCTATTATCCCTTCGTTTAACAGATAGGGACGAGTTGGAAGTTAGCGACGTTGTTGAAATGACAGCTGCTACGATAGCAATCCGTGATGACAAAGGCTGCCGCTTCACAATCGACGCATGCTTTGGCAAGATGTTAATGGCAGAGAGATTCGTCTCTCCGACCGTTGGTGGCATACCTCTTAATCCTGGAGCGTTAGCATACGCGAAGGGAGAATCGTTTACCGGAACCGGAGGTACACCTTAATGGCAACGTTATTAGCCGTATGGACAAAAGCAAAAGAGTATACTACGCACTTCGTTATATCTGCAGCTATCCTTCTAGGGCTTGTTGGATTCGCTTCGCACCTAGAGACCGTACGACAACTTAATGAGCAGATCTACGCAATCAGTCACGCCAATAGTGCGCTGGTAGTATCTACTCCTCCTAAGAAGTCGGTCATCGATCATATCATCAATAAGAAGGTTTTACCGCCTGCACCGGTTCCTACTGATACAATCGGTTCTGTCGTAGAGATTGTTCAGAAGAGTACCGCATGTCCTCCTGTTGTAATCACCGTTCTAAAGAATGGTAATGTCGTAAGTAATAACCCTAGTATCACGCAGATCATCTCAGAGAACTACCAAGACACTTTTACTGGGACTGATCTCATGTTACGTGGCGCCGGTCTTGTCTACGCCGGTGAGAAAGGTTATAAAGTTAGCGGTGATTACGCTCTCCAAGCAAGCTATTGGAGAGTATGGCGTCTGTACCCCGACGTCACAGTCGCAGGGCACTCTATCGGTGGAGGTATCTCGTATCACCACGAATGGGGTATATTCAAGAATACATACGGAGGCCTAGGCTATTCCTATCACTGGAATGAAGGCTATTGGGGCCCCTACGCCGCCGTATCAGTCAGATTTTAAATAAAAATTGAGAGGTAGTAAATGTTTGTGCCCGAAGGCTTTTCATTAGAGATTTTCACCAAGAGATATGCATTCACCGAGGAAGAGACGTGGCTAGAAGCTTGTGCTCGAGTCGCCCGACAAATCAGTGTCGCAGAGGCTCCTGAAAAACAGCGAATTTATCAAGATAAATTTTTCGAAATTTTAACGAATAATTTATTTGTTCCTGGCGGAAGAATTTGGTACAACTCCGGTAGAGTTAATCCCCAACTGCTTAATTGCTTCGTTTTGGATCCCAATAAGGATTCTCGCGAGGGCTGGGCTCGTTCTGCTTATAACATGATCGTTACCTCGATGACCGGTGGCGGTTGTGGAGACGACTTCTCTGACGTCCGTCCACGTGGTGCGGCCATTACAGGACAGAAGGGAGAAGCCCCTGGTGCCGTAGAGCTAATGAGACTGATTGATAGCTGCGCTAAGCCTGTTAAAGCTGGCGGCCAGCGTCGCGTTGCTTTGATGTTTAGTCTCGACTTAGATCATCCAGACGTAGAAGAGTTCTTAAACGCTAAGTTAACGAAGGGAGAGCTCTCTCATGCTAATGTATCTGTAAGAAGTAAGCGCACCAAAGAGTTCATCAAAGCGGTTAAGAACGATGATATGTGGGAGCTTAGCTGGAAGGGTAAGTTCAAGAAGGAAGTAAAGGCTAAAGCTTTATGGGAAACCATTGTTCAGAATGCTTACAACTCCGCGGAACCGGGCTTCCTAAACTGGGAACTTGTCGAAGCCGAGAGCAATATATGGTACATTGAGCCTCTTGTAACGACAAACCCCTGTGGGGAAATAGCCTTGTCGGCCCATGATTGCTGTTGTCTAGGGCATATGGTGCTTCCACGCTTCGTTAACAATGGAGAGGTGGACTGGCCATTGTTAGGTAATACTGTCAGAACTGCTGTCAGATTCCTCGATAATGTATTGACAGTTAACACTTATCCGCTCCCAGAGATGAAAGAGAAGTCGCACAATCTAAGAAGGATTGGATTGGGCACAACTGGCTTGGCAGATATGCTCGCTTTAATGGGACATCGTTATGGTTCTACGGCTGGAAATCAATTCGTCGACAAGCTCTTTAAGTTTATTTCTAAAGCAGCTTACGAAGCTTCTGTAATGTTGGCGGTTGAGAAGGGAGCATTTCCTCTTTGTGTTCCCGAAAAGCATATCGAGTCCGGTTTTATGAAGAGAATGCCTGAGAAGATTAGATCTCTAGTTTTAGAGCATGGTATTAGAAATTGCGCGATTTTGACACAAGCGCCAACAGGTACTGTGTCAATTCTGTCAGGTAACTGTTCTAGCGGCATCGAGCCTATGTTTGCCCCGGCTTATGAGCGCAGATATTGGGATAAGTCCGTTAGAAAGACCGAATTAGTATTTCACCCTCTTTTTGAGAAGTTTATGCAAGAGGGAAAGGACGTTAGTCACTTTGTCGGGTCACATGATCTCTCGGTCCGCGATCACATGGAAGTTCAGAAGATTGTCCAGAAGTATACCGACAATGCTGTAAGCAAGACTATCAATATCCCAGAGGATTATCCTATGGAAGATGTCGCCAAGCTATGGATGGAGTTCTTACCTCACCTTAAGGGGACGACATTCTATAGAGAGAATACTCGTGGCTTCGTTAAAGAAGATGGTACAGTTGAAGAGCCGCCGCTTAAAGCGATTCCTTTAAAGGAAGCAAAAGCGCGATTTAAAGAGGCTCACACAATAAATACTATTGAGACAGATTGCTCAAAAGGAATATGCTCTATTTAACCGGTCAGAATTAAAAGAAATCAGTGTAAAAGTCTTTGTACCGCTTGCTTTCTGTTTAGCAATATGTTATAATAGTTAAGTAGTAAAGAAAAACCAAAGGCGACTCTTTGAAAGAGAGTCGGCGCGAAAGGGAGAATAGAATGGAAGACACAGCTATTGCCGTTGCCCCAAAAGCTCACCGCCAGAGACTTGCGGATTTGAATGATACGGTATTACCGATCTTTCACGCCCGGGAAGCTCTCCAACTTCAGTTATCTACTGAAACAGATCCTGTCCTAGCTGATTCTCTTAAAGAGAATATTCTCACGCTGAGGAATCAGATAGTTGACACAGTTATTTCGACCATGCCAGACTTTCTGGATGCGATCGTTTATAGCTGGAATAATTCATTCTCGTACGATGAGGCTCACTCATACGTGCTTGAGAATCTGTTAGAATCCGTCCAAAGATATACAACGACGAAGAAGCCCTTCTGTCGTTTTACTTCTTTCTTCTGGATGTATAACAAAAACCTCCTACGCAATAAACTAAAGAAGACTCGCGCTGCAAAGCGTGATCAAAGGAAGACTCATTCTCTGGACACTTTAATTTCGTCTTGGGGCGAAGAGGATGACGCTACCCGTTACGATACTTTCGGTGTTGATGAGAATGTTTTTGAAGCGTACTCTGATAGAGCTGTCTTGAAAACTCTATATGATAACGGTACAGAGAAACAGAAACAAATTCTGGATAGACTATACGTGGGACATTCCCAAAGCGATATCGCAAAAGAGCTTGGAGTAACAGGAACAAATATCAATACTGTTATTCGCAGACTCCGTAAGGATCTAGAGAAAATGATGTAAGATGTTTCATAGGAGATTATAATATGACAATGTTTTTACTAGGTGGTGCTTCCGCTCTTGCTCTCGCAGGTCTTTTGTATTGGGCGTGGACTGAAACAGAGACTACCGTCGAAGCAGATTTTCTCGCAGACGAAGCCGCTCTTAAGGCATACCTCGCTAGCCTGGAAGCTGAGCTATCCGCGAAGTATGACGCGATTAGCACCCAGCTGAAAACGGAAGCAGATGAGTTAGCAGTCAAGGGTCTTACCGGAGCTGCCTCAGGACTTACAGAAGTCCTCGCTGCAATTCAAGCGGAATTAGCAAAGCTAAGCTAAAATGGCATTACTTAATGTTCAAGTCTTAACGCTAGCGACAGCTACGCAACCCGTCCAAGAAACATTTACGATGGGTGCTGTCGCACCCTTCACGTTCACAACCTCATCGCTACCCGTTGTTATCCCTGGAGTACTTACTACGCAAACAGGGACAGTAGCTGTTGTTAACGGCTCTGCAGTGGTAATAGGTACGGGGACAACCTTCTCTGCACTAACGATAGGCAGTCAAGTTCAATTCCCTAGCCAGCCAGGCGGAGTATATCATATACAGTCAATAGCGAGCGACACCTCTTTAACGCTAACGACATCCTATACAGGTACAGCGAACCCCTCAACACAGTTGTTGTTACAGTACGTCTACGTCTCTACTGCTCCTGTAGGCTTCCAGTATACCGCTAACTTCGCAACGGGACTTCTCACCTTCCCTGCTACATCCGCTAACATAACCTTTGTAGTCGCCTACAACGCGACGTTCTACACTCCTACGGTAGGAGCGGCGAGCGCCCTCATAGAGATGTGGGGCGGCGGAGGACAAGGTGGATATGCTCTAGGCGGTCTCCCTATCACCTATTCAGTAGGTTCAGGAGGAGGTTCAGGCGGCTACGCTAGCTACTTCTTACCTTCTCTAGCGGGTCCGTATCAGATAGGTATAGGAACTGGTGGAGGCACCGCTGTACTTGGTTCTTCTCTCAACGGCGGCAACACCTTCTTTAACACCGGCTCTCTAATTATAACGGCGTATGGCGGTCTACAGGGTAACACAATACAAGTAGGCGCATCAGTCCCTCAGATAACCTTAGGGGGCCTCGGCGGAGTAATTTCAACGAACGGTATATACAACGGCGCAGGCAACGCGGGAGAAGAAGGACTGATCCTATCTGGATCCTTTATAAAGGGAGGAGCTGGTGGCGCGACCGCTTTAGGTGGCGCAGGTGCCTCTCTAGGGATAACTGGAACAGGGAATGGCAATAACGCCATAGCTAATACTGGATCAGGCGGCGGCGGTGGCATCAACACAAATATTACAAGTCTTGCATTAGGTGGGTTAGGCTCAGCTGGTGTGATGATCGTTTCAGAGTATCAGTAAATAAAACAGTAGGAGTAATAGCAATGCGCGGAAAAGTGAAGTGGTTCAATAATCAGAAGGGGTTTGGATTCATCACCCCCGAAGATGGTAGTAAGGATGTCTTCGTACATCACACCTCCATCAAGATGGAAGGATACAAGACTCTCGCTGAGAAGCAGGACGTTGAGTATGACCTTGAGCAGTCAGACAAGGGGCCTCGTGCGGTTAACGTACGCACCCTTGTAGCTGTAGCGGCTCGTTAATAATCAGGAGCCTAGGTGTAAAAGCCTAGGCTCCTACTTATGAATATTTTAGAATTAGTCGAAAAGTACGGTCTTGAAGTTACAAAGCAGGGCAATCTATACGTAACTTACTGCCCTTTCCACAAAGATGAACACAGACCTAACTTTACCATCTACGAAGAAACCGATAGCTACTACTGCTACACGTGCAGTAAAGGTGGTGACGCGATCGATTTCTTTGCACGCATGGAGAAGATTCCTTACGCCCAAGCGCAGCATCGTCTATATAGCGACCTTTCTTCATTACGAGATAAGATCAATAAGGTCAAGACACCTAAGTCGTATAACGATGTCGTCAATCTCCAAGCGAGTAAGCTTCTACGTTCGGCTGCTTATTCTCAACCTAGTAGATTGGGTGAAATAATGAAGGTGATGATGCACGTAGATGATACGTTAGTTCGCGATATAACGCAAGACGAAGCTATTAATTTGATCTCTGAGGTAAGCTCCCGATTAAACGCTATAGCTCAAAGTGTATAAGATATGAGTAGCACAAATAAACGATAAGGATCATTAAATGAAAACAATCTTAATTTACAGTGGTGGGCTAGACTCTACAGCGCTTCTATATCAGTTGAAGGCAGAAGGCCGTGAAGTAAAGACGTTGTCCATCAATTATGGGCAGAAGCACATCAAGGAGCTTACCGCAGCGAAGTATATCACCTCGAATCTAGATGTAGAGCATCGGATCGTAGATCTTTCCAGTCTCCGACCCCTCCTAGGAGGTAGTTCTCAGACAGACGATGCTGTAGCCGTTCCTGATGGCCATTACGCTGAAGAGGTTATGAAGAAGACTATCGTTTCGAACAGAAACATGTTAATGCTCGCAGTCGCAGGGGCGTGGGCAATCTCTTCGAGATACGATACTATCGCGTACGCGGCGCATGCCGGCGACCATGCAATCTACCCAGATTGCAGAGAAGAGTTCGTTAGACCGCTTAACGAAGCGATGCAGAACGCCGACTGGCATAAGGTTTCGATCGAAAGACCCTTTATCAATACAACGAAGGCCGGTATCGTTAAGGTCGGCAGTAAGTTGAGCGTACCCTTCGCACAGACGTGGAGTTGTTATAAGGGCGGGGATAAGCATTGCGGAACATGTGGAACTTGTTACGAGAGACGTGAAGCGTTCATCGAAGCAGGTGTTAAGGATCCGACTCCATATCTAGACGCAACGACTACATTCTCCGTGCCAGCGTAATATGAAACATATTTATGTAGTAGAGTATGGAGATGGGACTGATTGTATGTTTGTCAAATCAGATCATATCCGCAAGGTACGTTCTTATGTTAAAGCGCACCTACTTAAAATAGAGGGGATGTCTACCGCAGATCTAGAAGACATACTATCAGATACGTTCATTGGAAGAATTAAAGTCGAAGAGGTTTAATCATGAAAGCTACAATCACTAAGAGTTATTCACGTAAGTTAAGCGCAGGAGCACCTCACTATACTTCCGAAGAATTTTCAACTCGCTTAGAAAAGGAAGTAGAGTATACTACGAAAGAGGAGTTTCTTTCGGAGACAGACAAGATCGCCGCGCAAGTTAAGTCTCTTACCCTGCGTGACCTTGAGAAGTACTCGGAAGTTATTAAGCTTTCAAAGCCGAATAACCCTGTACAAGTAGAGGACAGAGCCTAATGATTCCTTACGAAAAGTATTCGGAGCTGCGGAAAGAGATGTCGACTATCCGGATTGATCTCGATAGTGACCCCGCATCAACGGGTATCGGCCAATTAAATTCGAAGATTGCAGAAGTGCATGCTTTGAAAGACAGAGTAGCTTCTATTATGGCGGAAGCTATCGCTAACGTATCTGAACGTAGTCGTACGCATCAAGAAGCGAAGATGCTATACGAAGCTAAGTTTGACGCTATCCTTAATAGTGATAGGCTCGTTCAGGAGCTGAAGTCCGAGGGGTTACGCCGAGCTGCTTGTAACGCAAAGCTCCCTGATGAGTATGCGCGTGTTAACGCGACAGAAATTGATCTCAACGATGCAGAGAGTTTCCAGAAGTTAGTACAGGCTAAGTATAACCTACTCGATAGCGCCAATACTAACATCTCTAGACAGATCTCCGTTATTCAGTTACAAGTTGATATCGGTGATATCAACAGAGCAGCAGCAAGTCCTTTCCGTGAGCGTACAGTGGGGATTCGCCGATCTACGCCGATTGACGAAACAGCATAATGCCAAGAATAGGTCTGCGGGCTTTAGGGGTTAACTTAGACTCTATTAAAGATATGACTATCAAGGAAGTATATGGTTCTGGTATAGTATCTGTTCCGGAATGTAACAAACGATTCTGGAAGCTCATAAAAGAAAAGAATCTAAAAGTAAAGCTACAAGTTACTAGTAATAAAAAGTCGCAGGCTGTGTAAAATTAATCATAGAGAAAATCTAGGAGGTAGTAAAGAGTATGGGATTTAAAATTCAGAAGACGAAGGGTGTAGAAGATGGAGTGTATGACGCAGTATTGTCAGACATTCAGAGTGCGAAGGGCGCGTTCGGTCCTTGCCTGAAGTTCTTCTTCCGCATCAATGGCGGCGCAAATGACGGTACCGAAGTATCAATGATTCGCCCGGCGAAGCTCGTCCCAGGCAATAAGCTAGACAAGACGCTACAGAGTCTAGGTATCGATACATCTGCCGTCGAAGACGAATTAGATGTAGACGTTCTCTTGAATAAGAACGTTCAAGTTACTGTCGAGTCAAAGACTAGTGAGAAGGGTAAGGTGTTCGCTAACGTTACGGAAGTCCGCATTAGCAAGGCGAACAAGACGTCGTCAGCCCCAAAGGCTGCGGCTCCTGCACCAATCCGCGAAGTTGCTGTAGACGACGTACCCTTTTAATAGGGATTCAAAACAGAGACGGCGGGAGCGCTCCCGCCGTCTCATATTGATTTATGGAGACAAACGTGGCTGAGAGACAATCGCTAAAGGCAGCTTTAGCTAGCATTGAGAAGGATTTGGGTACATCCGTTCAGATGTTAGGCGAGATGGCACCTTTGCAGGTAGAGGCGATCCGCTCTGGATCGTTTCTATTGGACGCGGCGATTGGTGTAGGTGGTTATCCTCGCGGTCGCATCGTTGAGATCTTTGGTGCCCCGTCAGGCGGCAAGACGACCATGAGTCTACTTGCTATCGCTCAGGCACAGAAGGCCGGCGGCCGTGCCGCTTTCATCGACGTAGAACACGCGTTCAGTGTTGAGTATGCTCAGAGCATGGGCATTGATACCGATACGCTTTATTTCGTTCAGCCGGATTTCGGCGAGCAGGCGCTAGAGATTCTAGAGAGACTTACCGCGACAAATGAGTACGACATCATCGTTCTAGACTCTACAGCTGCGCTACTTCCTAAGGCGGAGATGGAAGAAGAAGTAGGTAAGCAGTTCATGGCGCTACAGGCTCGTATGCTTAGTCAGGCGATGAGAAAGTTAACTCCTGTTGTTGGTAAGACAAAGACAGTTGTTATCTTCATCAACCAGACAAGACAGAACGTAGGCGTTATGTATGGCAACCCTACGACAACGCCTGGCGGAGAAGCATTGAAGTTCTATAGTTCCGTACGTCTTAATGTTCGCAGAACTGGTGGATCAGATATCAAGGACGGTAAAGATATCCTAGGTCATCGAATTAATATTACGTGCGTCAAGAATAAGGTAGCTCCTCCGCTGAAGTCAGCAGAGCTTACCTTCGTATATGGTAAGGGAATTGATACTGTCTTAGATATGCTAGAGTACGCAACAGACAAGGGCATCCTAACAGTAACAGGCCACACCTATACACTTGGTACAAACAAATGGGTGGGACGTGATAACGCAATTAAAGCTATTCAAGAAGATCCATTGTTAACACAACAGGTAGAGGAGCTGTTACTGGCCGCTACTTCCCCTAAGGCTTAAGCTGTACGTTGCTACCTCCACGGCGTCACGACTTAATCCATCGTGACGCCGTTTTGTATTAAGGGATTAGGAGATATGTATGTCATCAGGTGATTGGGCTTCCATGTATCAAAATCAATATCAGGGTATTGAAAATTCAATAACCCTTCAGACTTCTTCGAACGGAAGTATTACCCTAGGAGCTGCTTCTAGTAATAACGTTGTCTTTCAAACGACGAATAGTTACTGGCCTCAGAACTACCAGCCAACTTACACAGATGGCCTGGGTGGATTATACCAACAACAGCCGCAGTACTACGGCGGCAATCCAAACATTGTCCCTGTTACGATAGAGCCAGATAAGCTGAAGAGTAAGTGGTCGCCCGAGACAGGACCACATGATCATCAAATTGAATGTCGCCTTACCGTAGAGAATGTAAGAGTGTATGCTGAATACTTCTGCTATCATTGTAATGAAGTCGTGCATCGTAAGGTGATTTCAAAGTTGCCAAAGAGTATTATGAATAAGAAGTGCTTGCCTAGATTAGTTAAGGGAGTTTAAAAATGTCCGAACAGATTGCCGAAGTAACGCCCGTAGCCACAAGTAAGTATCCTGTAGAGCAGGAAACAACGACTACACCCGTTACTACTACAGAAAAACAGATGTTAATATCTGAGATCTACCCATGTTCTCAGGGAGAGGGACCACTAACTGGTACCCCTTCGATTCTTATCAGGACTTCTACGTGCAATCTTCGTTGCCGTTGGACAGATCCCAAGACGGGTAGTCGCAACATTTGTGACACTCCTTTTACGAGTTGGAACCCGGATTTAAACAATCCAATGACTACACAGGAGATTTATGACAAAACAATCCTACTTGCCACCAAAAAAGACGACGGAACCGATAGAAAAGGACCCATCACTCATGCGATTGTCAGTGGCGGCGAGCCTACTCTATGGGGAACGGATCTGGCAGATCTATCGCTAGGACTTCTAGTGTCAGGGTTTCATATTACCATTGAGACTAACGGCACCAAGTATGTCGAGATCAACTCTAAGCAGAAGAGGAAGGGAGGCGCACCGTTAGATCTGACAGGAAACATCTTATTCTCGATCTCCCCGAAGTTAGCATCCTCTACGCCGTTTGGCTCAGCTTACGAGAAGGAACACAACAAGTTGCGCATTAATTACGTAGTTTTAGATGCGCTTCTAAAGAGATATCCTTCTTATCTTAAGTTCGTGGTAACTGGACCAGATGACCTTAAAGAGATCCTTGAAATCCAGAAGGAGCTTAAGCTTCCCTCACAGCGCGTCTTCTTAATGCCAGAAGGTATTACTAGAGATGAGATCCTTGAACACGGTCCTGCAATTAACGACCTTTGCATGGAGTACGGATTCCGTTACTCTCCTAGAGAGCACGTGATCCTTTACAATAACAAACGGAAGACCTAATGTCTAGGTGGTGGCCTAAGCCCGTAGAGCAGTTGCTGTGTTGCTTGGTCACTCCGAATTATACGTGTGGGATCTGCAAGTATAGACTATGTTATGAATGCTACCACACTTATTTAGCTGAGACAGATATCCGTGAATACATATTAGAAAATGTAACGATGTGCCCTGCCTGTGGAGAACTAGGATGATAGACTACGAAAAGATAAATAAGGAATATCGTAAAATTTATAAAGACCTAGATTCTGACACAGGCAGGGCTTCTCCTCTCCTAGTTCAAAATAAGATACCCGTAGCAGAAGGGTTGCCTTTACATATTCGTTGTTTCTTAATGCACAGAATGCTGTACCAGACTAATCTAGAGACAACGATCACGATGGATCCTAACAAATTCGTGTGTACAGTATCTTATTATGATCGTTACGAAATGCCTTTAATCGGTCGTCAAATTACTATCAGCTTTGCTGAGATGGCAGATCTGTGGACGATATCTGGTATTAAGAATGCGGAGACAGTCTCCAGTGGCGATATCAATACGACTCTCCCCCTGCTACTAGAAGGGTATTTATTAAAGCTAGGGTACGCTATGCAGCCAGTAGTTATCAAGAAGAAGGGTATCTTAGAAATACTATGGCAATTGATTAGACGCTAATGATCCATCTTAAAGAACTAGTAGTCAACGACTTCCAAACACACGTTAATACTAAGATAGAGCTGCACCCTAACTTCAATGTTATAGTGGGTTCTACGCGCTCGGGTAAGAGTAGTATTGTTCGTGCGCTAGACTTCTTGTTATATAATAACTGGTACGAAGACTATCATCGCTTTGACGCTGTACGTCCAGCCGAGATCATAGCTAAGCTATCAACTGGCAAGACAGTTATTCGCCAGAAGAGTCTGAAGGTAAATAAGATCTTAATCCTAGAGGGAAAAGATACGCAACGCTTTGAGGCTTTTGGCACTACTCTACCCTCAGAGGTCACTGCCGCTTTAGGCATTATCCCAATTGATATCGGGGTAAAAGATCCCCTATTCGCAAACATCGCTAACCAAGACGACCCTCTTTTCTTATTGTACTCTGCTGGTACGGATAGAACGAGAGTACTCAGTCGCTTATCAGGTCTGCATTGGATAGATTATGCTCTTAGGGACCTCTCCAAAGATCGCCGAACGAAGTCTACAGAGGTACAGTTTCTGCAGGAGACTAACGAACAGTTACTGGAGAAGCTTCGCGCCTTTAAGAATATAAAAGATTATCGCGACACATTAGCGACAGAACAAGAGAGACTAACGAGGGTAAAGAAGGTTTCGACCTTACTACAAAAGAGTCGTGTATTATTAAGTAGAACTGCGTCGTGGAAGAAAGATTATCAGATGGTCCAGAATTTGAAGACCATTAATTTTCCTGTTGAAGTAGCTCGTTTGGAAAAGCTAATTTATCTACAGTCAGACATTTTGCAGCCGCTACGAGATACCATTCGTAAGTTAGCTACAAATAATCTGTCGATTAACAACACGCAAACGTATCTACGAACGTTAGCAGAGACCAAAGCAAGCCTCGAAGCACAGATAGTTGAAGAGCTTACTAAGGTACCTACCTGCGAAGCATGCGGGCAAGAGATCCGACAACACGTTAAGGGAGCACATGAGTAAAAGAGGAAGACGTTATAATGACGAAGAAGAGACGTTTCCGCCGGTTACGTTTACACTAAAGACGTTAACGGTTCGTACTCCACGACAGAAACAGTATCTAGAAACGGTTAGTAAGTCAGAATTAACCTTCGCTATCGGCCCAGCAGGTACAGGTAAGACCTTTCTTGCCGTATCCTGTGCGCTCAAAGCATTGAAGGATAACGCAGTTAACCGAATAGTCATCACGCGCCCTATTGTAGAGGCTGGTGAGAAGCTAGGATTCCTGCCGGGAGATCTTCAGGAGAAGGTCAATCCTTACCTACGTCCTATCTTCGATTCCTTTATCGCTCTAGTAGGCCCGGATAAGTTTATGAACCTTTGGGATAACGGTACAATTGAAATTGCCCCGTTAGCATACATGCGCGGTAGAACGTTAGAACAGTCGTTTATTATTCTTGACGAAGCGCAGAATACAACTCAAGAGCAAATGAAGATGTTCTTAACTCGTATGGGAGCTGGATCTAAGATGATCATCACTGGCGATGTAACCCAGATCGATTTACCTCAGAAAGCTTTCTCTGGGCTAGTTCACGCCGATAAAGTATTGTCTAGCTTAGACTGTATTGGCTTTATACGTTTCAGTGATGAAGACGTTGTACGTCATCCTCTCGTGAAGAAAATTGTCGCAGCATACACAGCTGCAGGATAACTATGAGCAAGAAAACCGCATCAGTCATACCCAATCCATTACGCATAGGTAAGACTCTCGGTGTCTTTACTGTTGATAAGGATGGTCCTCAGATGCACATGAACTTAAAGGCCATCGAAGAAAAGGCTGAGAGAATATCTAAGGTAATCGGTAAGCAGTTGACATCAGAGGACGTTGCCCTGTTTACATTCCTACATGAGATGGCTCACTATCGTCAGTGGAAGGAAGGTAGAGTAACGACTAAGGACTTCAGAGACATCAAGTTCAAAGAGACAGCTAGAGCTAAGCAGCTTGAAGTTGACGCTGACGCTGACGCTGTTGAATTCATTAAGAAGACCGTCTTCAAAGATAAGTGGACTACTCGAACTCTGCGAGCCATGGTCGGCGCTGAGAAGACGCTCACGTTAGAACAAGCACGCGACTTAGGTATTATAAGTTAATGGCTAAGAGAAAATATAGCACCCAATCGGATCTTGCTACTTACCATGTCATTAAAATGAATGGTAAGAAGTTAAGTGGAGTACAGCGAATTAAAGTAGCTACAGGTCTAGATGACGACCTGCGTACTATAGTTACTTTAGAATTTGTTATCAAGGCAGGGAGCCTCAAAGCAGATGGTGAAGTAATTGAATTCGATATGTTATAAGGAGATCGTATGGCTAAGAAACTAAAAGGATCACTCGTACCTGAAGGTGTTGATTATACGACGTGGGTATGTACTGCGTCTGTAAAAGATCTAGTCGCCGAGATGAAGTATCAGAATGAGAAGTTGTCGAAGATACTCGAGATAAAACCAAAGAAGAAAAAGAAGAATGCTTAAAGCACTTGTAGTAGGAGATTGTCACTTCTGCGATTACGTTCCCGTTAAGAGGATTGACAACTTCTTAGAAGCTCAATTCATAAAGATTGAGAAGATTAAGAGCATCGCAGGTGAGCGTAACTGCGATGCGATTATTCTCTTGGGCGATGTATTTGATAAGGCCCGTCCAGAGATATGGCTCGTCAATAAAGTAATGGACCGCTTCCGTGATAGTCCCTGCGTAGTTATGTCGGTCACAGGCAACCACGACTTACAAGGCTGTCGCGATGGCGTCCCAGGGACTGCGCTTGGTAATATGTTCACAGCAGGAGTGTTCAAGAGAATGGATGGCGACTCCGAACTGCTAGGCATCCCTATTAGAACTATCAACCATACTCGAGAGCACAAGGCGTCATTATATGCGACGGACACACCTAGAATTATATTTACACATAACATGGTTACGCCTCAAGTCGCGCCTTTTGAACACGTCTTCGTCGACGATGTACTCGCGGCGGCTAAGGATTGCTTTATCTTCGCTGGTGATTTTCATCCACCGTTTGAGAAGCATGACAATGTAACTAAGTCGCATATTATAAATCCTGGCGTTTTAACTCGCACAAGTATTGCGGAAAAAGATATTGATCCAAGTGTAATATATTTTGAAGCAACACCTGAAGACCTTGTAGTATATCATGAGAAGATTTCTTTAGGATGTCCGAAGGGAGAATTGATCTTTGATATCGCTTCTCACGAAGCAACAAAGTCAGATGAATTGAATCTCAAGCAATTCATTGATAGTATCTCCCAGACGAAGTTTGAAAGTCAGGACATCGAGAAGTTAATTCAAGAAGTAGGAACGGCAAATAAAGTGCCAACCAATATAATTAAAGAAGCAACAAATCGAATAAAAGAGGCTAAAACCTTAGCCTAGGAGACAAGATGAACTTAGTAGTCGCCAACCTAAAGGCTCGTGTCGTTAGTACGTTAAGCAATCGCGGACCGCTTAAGTTTTCAAACTTAGCGCGCACCCTCCGCAGTCGTGATGAGAAGAGACTCGATAATGTTTTACAGGACCTTCGTCGCACGGGTCAGATTCATTTCATCAACCCTACAGCCGGATGGGATATCGGTAAGGGTAAAGTATATACGCCAATGCAGAGGAGTTTCTAGAATGAAGATTTCCAAAGACCTAAAGTTCGAAGCAGGCCATAGGCTTGCAGCGGGCTACCCCGGCAATTGCCAACACGCTCATGGTCACAGTTATGTCGTGACTGTCGAGATGGATTCTATAGGTACATTGAACAAGTATGGTTTCGTTAAGGACTTCAATGACTATAAGCTTCTAAAGGAATGGGTTGATAACAACTGGGATCACGCATTCTTAGTTGCTAAGGAAGATACGACGATGTTGGACTTCTTGATTGAGAATGATCAACGTCATTACGTCTTCGAGCGTAACCCTACGGCTGAGAACATCGCTGAGAAGCTATTCGCAGTCGCTACTGACTTACTCAACGATGACTTCTCAAAGGTAAGTAAGGTACTTGTTAAGGAGACAGCTTCGTCGGAAGCAGTCTACACAACTGCAGATCTACCTGCAACGGCGTACATGGCGTCATTACCGTAAATGAAGATAAACCAGTTACGAGATCAACTCGCTGATCTCAAGAAGAAGGAAGCCGTCGCTCAAAGCCGCGAACAGCTGCTTGACGAAGAGAAGCAGAAACTTCTTGCAGATATAGATGACTTGTATCGTATGGTTAGATTGCTAGGCGTAATCGCCCCGGAAGCGCTTACGCCTAGCAATCTATCTAACGTAGCTACATTACTTCAGCAGCACATAGATAAAGAGTTGACGCAAAGCAATCTACCTAAGGAGTTATTGTAATGCCCCCAAAGAACCCTCTCAAGACGATTAAGGAATACCGTGATAAAGGCTACGTCATAGAGGTCTCTATGGACTCCGTGCGCACGTCATACACGGTCAACATGTTCACCCCTAAGGACGTTAGAAAGTTCACCGTGCCTTTCAGTAAGGTACAGTTACATGATCTACACAATGCAGTAAGAGGGTTATGAAAGAAGACATCCTAGACGAAGTTAAGTCTCGTATAAAGCAGGGCTATAAGGGTGAACTACTCTATAACTATAGAGCAGGCGTGTACGAGATTACTACTTACAGACCTAACTCCGAGAACTCCGATCATAAGTTACACAAGATAGCGCGTGGACTATATGATCCTACCGAACTAATCGAAGCAGTATACGGGAAGCAATGACACTAGAGCAGTTTGAAAGAAGCGTTGCAATTGCAGAGAATAAGCTTCGCAATCTAGAAGGACAACAGGAAAGTCTCAATAACCAGTACAAAGAGAACCTGACGTCCATTAGAGATGCAGAGGTTCTTTCTGATGTCTTCTTGAAGGCATCTACCCTCCTACAGCTCGTATCCGAAGAGACTCGTGAGCGAAGTATCGGCAAGATCGAGTCTATCGTTACCCAGGCGATTCAAGAGGTATACGGTGACAAAGCCCTTAAGTTTAAGATTGTATTTGAAAATAAGCGAAGTGCTGTATCGGTTGAGTTCAAACTGTGGGATGAAAATCTCAAGCAATTTTTAAACATTGTCCGCTGTGAAGCCGGTGGTATCAAGAATATCATCGCAGCTATTCTACGCCTAGTAGTTATTGACCTCTACCATCCTAAGATAGAAGGACCCGTCATCCTAGATGAGATTGGCGTTCACATTAGCCAGGAGCATCGGGCTCGCTTTGGTAAGTTCTTACAGCAGTATAGTAAGTTAACCGGCCGACAGATCATTCTCGTCTCACACTTAGAGAAGGTAAACGAGTTCGCTGACAAGAAGATTCGTCTACGCCGAGTAGGAACTGACTGCGAGGTATCTTACGATGGCTAAGAAAAAGAAGAAGAAAGTACCTCTTCGTAAGTTATTAAGTCGCGCCCACAAGAAGGCGGACAAGGCATTCAGCATATACATTAGAACGGTTACTATAGGTAACTATTCTAAGTGCCCGCTATGTCAGCTAGAGCCTGTTCAGTGCTGCTTCCACTTCGTAAGACGCGGTCGCAAAATTTTACGTTGGGATCCTCGCAATGTGATTGGCGCATGTAACAAATGCAACTTTAAAGAGTATAGAGATCCTGACTTATCTCGCGCTTGGTATATACGACAGTTTGGTGTAGATCAATATTTATCTTTAGTAGACGAATCTAAACAGTCGTACCAGCCTACATTAGAAGACCTTCAGAAAATTATTGATATGTATACCGATAAGTTAAAGGGATTGTAAGTTGTAATATTGAATATGGAAAATAAACTTGATGCAAACTTCGTAAGGAAAGTAATGCGTTCCGTCGAGCCCGATATTAAGCCCGGCGAAACTGCTATTGAATATCTTAAGAGAACGGAAGCTAAGCGCGTCCATGATATGATTATGGCCGGCGAAGCTCCTAGAGACGGTCAGTACATCGAGCCAATTCCTAGCCCGACTCCCGCAGCTCCTGCTGCCCCGAAAGAAGTTGTCTTCTACGAAGGCTATAAGCTATCTCGCGACTTCCTTACATGCGTCGCTGTATGTATGATGAAGAATCCAGAAACTGCTGAGATACTTAGCGCATTCGGTTTCGACATTAAAGATTTAAACGGTAAGCCCGTTATCTTTACGAAACCTAAGAAGAAATCTAAAAAGAAGAAGTAAGGTAGGTTCCAATGCCGAATATAATTATAGATAGTCGTATCCCCGTTGTCGTATCACAGCTCTGCCCTGACTGTTGGAGAGAAGAGAAACAACAGAAGTGCAAGAAGTGTAATAGCACTGGCCTAGTTCACTACGAGATGAATCAAAATGGTAAGTAATGCTGGATGTATGAAGTGTGGCTTATGTGCTACACGTAAGAACATTGTTAATGGTACAGGCAATGCCTCTGCTAAGATTTTTATCATAGGGGAAGGCCCTGGCCTTAAAGAAGATGTCTACGGTCAACCGTTTGTCGGTCCCGCGGGAACACTTCTAAAGAGACTAATGCAGACAGCGGGTATCGATTACCGCGATGTATTCTTCTCTAGCGTCGTACGCTGTCTTCCTAAGGGAACCGGTGCTAAGGTAGTACGCGAGGCGTCTTATGAAGAGATTGAAGCTTGTGCCCCTTATCTTGAGCAGGAGATTGCAGAAGTTAAACCAGCAATCATTGTCCCTGCTGGTAACGCTGCCCTACGGTATATCATGGGCGCTAAGAACGTTAATATTACTAGCAAGCGCGGTCTAGAAACATGGTCTGAGAAGTACAAGTGTAAGATCATGCCTATCTTCCACCCTGCCGCTATCTTAAGAAATCCTAAGTACGAAAGCGTTACAGTACAAGACCTAGCGCGTATCAACACATCATCTACATCGAGCAGCATGTCTACTATAGGTATAGGCGCGTATGAAGTAGCTGATACCAAAGAGAAGCTTAACGAACTGTTCAAGCACTTAGAGTCGGAGCCCGAGATCGCTATCGACCTTGAGACGACTGGATTAGATTGGCAGAAGAGTCAGATCATTAGTCTTGGATTCTCTTGGAAGGAGAGAACAGGCTGGTGCTTACCTCTGCTTAAGTCGAAGCTAACGGAAGATGAAGAGATCAAGAACTTCTGGGACGATGCGACTTTCGTAAAGATTAGAGCGCGATTACAGAAAGCGTTAGCATTACCATCAAAGAAAATCTTCCACAACGGTAAGTTCGACTTGAAGCACCTGATCTATAACGGCTATCCTGTCGCGAACGTATGGTTCGACACGATGCTCGTCCACCACTTACTAGATGAGAATGCAGAAAACCTACACGGTCTTAAGGATTGTGCTTGGGTTTATACTGACATGGGTGGTTACGATAAGGAAGTATCAGAGTTCTTCGCAGTGAACAAGGCACTTAAGAAACAGTATATTATGTTGCCGTTTAATATATTAACCAAGTACAACGCTGCGGACGCAGATTGTACCTTCCGTTTGTTCAAGAAGTTCGAACCCATGCTTGAAGCACAGAAGCTAACGAGACTGTATCGCCAGGTCGTTAATCCAGCACAAGCTGTTCTATTACAAACGGAGCTAGTCGGAGTACAAGTTGATACGGACTATATCAAGCAGCTAGGTGTCGACTATACTAAGAAGAAGGCGGAGCTTCAAGAACAGTTATTCGCTAAGACAGGTACGTTTAATATCAACTCCGCTAAGGAGTTAAGAGCGGTCCTATTCGAGAAGTTCGACCTTAAGACGAAACGTACGACAAAGAAGGGAGCGCTATCAACCGATAAGGCTACCTTAACCGAGTTGGCAGAAACGTATTCTACGCACGCTGTCCCTAAGTTATTGTTGCAATATCGCGAGACTACGAAGATGTTGAGTACCTTTATCGAAGGATTAACCTTCTGGTTAGATGAGAAGGGGCGAATCCACTCGACATACAAGCTACATGGTACCGTAACAGGTCGCTTATCGTCGGCTGAACCCAACCTTCAGAACATCCCTCGCGACTCGACGATTAGAGGTATCTTCATTGCGAGAGAGGGTCATACACTGATCGAAGCCGACTATGGTCAGGCTGAGTTTAGATTCTGGGCGTTGTATTCTCAGGACCCACGAATGATCTCAGACATTGCATCTGGTCAAGACATTCACAGAATGACCGCTGCGTCTGCATTCGGTGTTCCTCTAGAGTCGGTTACTAAGAAGCAACGTCAGGACGCTAAGGCTATCGTGTTCGGTCTTATGTATGGTCGTAGCACTTGGTCAGTTGCGCAGCAGTTAGGTATCAGTGAAGATGAGGCTGAGAAGGTCGTACAGATCTTCTTCAGTAAGTATCCTGTCGCGAAGAGATGGTTAAAGGATACGGTTAACTTCGCCCGTACGAACGGTTACGTTAAGAATCACTTTGGTCGCTTACGCAGACTGCCTGGTATTAATAGTGGCGACGAGATGGTTAGATCAGAAGCCGAGCGTCAGGCAAAGAACAGCCCGATTCAATCAGGCGCCTCTGATATGTGTATGATCGCAGGAGCACGTATCAAGAGAGAGATGGAGAAGAGAGGATTCCATGGCGAACTAGTCTTAACAGTTCACGACTCTGTCATTTACGAAGTACCTGATGACGAAGTAGATGAATCTCTGAAGCTTATTAAAGAAGGAATTGAACGACCCATCGAAGGGATCAATGTACCTATGTTGGCTGAAATTAAAGTAGGACATCGCTGGGGAGCTCTTAAAGAAGTAAAGATATAGGAGAACATATGTCATTAAAAGCAAAAGCAAAGAAAGGAAAAGTTAAGTCGACGTTCGATGGAGTACAGACAGGCAATGTTAAGACACTCAGTTCAGCAGCTACGTTGACCGTTTATGAGTTAGGTAATCTCAATCATGGTATCTTTCCGACCGCTGAAGAGTTAGCTACATTCAAGAGCTTAATTGAAGAAATCAATCGCGGCGAAAAGAATGCAATCTTTATGCCTGAAGGTCTCGTGAGAGTTACGCAGTATCATCTGTAATATAAAGTATGATTAAGATAGGTTTTAAGAAGTTGCACCCTGACGCGATAGTTCCAAAGATGCAGAGAGAAGGTGACGCTGCCTTCGACATATATGCCGTAGAAGACGTTACGATCCCCTTAAAACATTACTCTCACGTTAGTTGCGGAATTGCATTAGAAATTCCTTCAGGATATAAAGTGATGATCAATGGTAGAAGTGGATTAGCTCTTAAGGGCATACAATGTCATGTAGGAACTGTCGACGAAAATTATAAAGGGAATATCGGTACCATTCTTTATAACTGGAATGATACTCCTTATAAAGTAACGAAAGGAGATAGAATTGGACAAATTTCGTTGCAGGCAGTAGTTCCTACGATATTCGAGGAAGTAGTAGAATTAACCTCTAGTGTTAGAGGCGATAAAGGTTTTGGATCATCTGGAAGATAAAATGGAGATAGTAATGAACACGGAGCAAGTTATGTCTAAAGACGCGAACCCTAGTGAACTAAAGGGTTATAACAAGTCTTCGCTGCCTGACATTCATGCAGTAGAAGATACTAGAGGCTTGGCCATCAATAGAGTTGGCATTGACGGAGTTGTATTCCCTCTTACCATCAAGAGGAAAGAAGGAGGTGCCATTGAAGCACTCGGTACATTTGACATGTATGGATCGTTAGACTCGGAGCTGAAGGGAACTAATATGAGTCGGTTCGCAGAGCTTCTATTAGACTTCGGGGCAGGTAGAGCGTTATCTGGTAATGACTTCCCAGATCTCTTACAGTCCCTATCAGATAGACTAGAGACTCCCGACGTATACGTTAAGACCTCGTTTAAGTTCTGGATGAACAAAACGACTCCAGTATCTAAGCGCGAGAGCCCAATGGCATATGATTGTGCCTTCATCGGACAGATGCAGGATAACAAGACCCGCTTCGTCGTCGAGGTCAATGTCCCTATCGCTACATATTGTCCTTGTAGCAAAGCTATGTGTGTAACTGATGCGGTTGCCGACGTAGGCAAGGGCGCGCACGCACAGCGCGGCTTAGTGACGCTTCAAGTACGCACAGATCCTATTAGTCCCGGAGCATGGTTAGAGGATCTCATTCGTATCTCTGAGACCTCCGGTTCCGCAGAGTTATACACTCTTCTAAAGAGACCAGACGAGAAGTTCGTAACGATCCAGGGGTACGAGAATCCTAAGTTCGTTGAAGATGTAGCTAGAGACGTTATGAGAAAGGTTCACAATCTCCCGGAAGCAAACTGGGCAAAGGTCCGTGTTCGTAACTTTGAAAGCATTCATCATCATAACGCAACTGCTTACATCAGTCAGAAGAAGATCGTAGGAAACTGGACTTCGCTTAACAGAGCATTCTACTAAAATGGATAAGCCATACATCGTATTCACCGGAACTCAGTCTGTAGGTAAGACGACATTGATCAAGCCGTTAGTTCCTTATCTGGAAAAGATGTATGGTGAACCAATCGTGCACATAGCGGAGGTAGCTCGTTCTTTAGAACGTCGTGGCTTTAAGATCAATAAAGAAGCGACATCTGCGACGCAGCAGATGATAGAGGAAGAGTACCTCCGCCTTGAGCTCGAGAGTTCAGGTGCTATCAAAGTAGCAGACCGTTCTATTATCGATAGATTTTCTTATACGCTTTTGAATTCTGATAGTAGTCTAGATAAGTTAGCTCTACTAAATTGGTATGATAGTAATGTTGTCGAGCATTGTAAAAAGTATTCGCACATCTTTCATATACCTTTAACTGATGAAGTTAAATTAGAATTAGATGGTATAAGATCGCCAGACGAAGAATATCGAAGACGTATCGACGAAGTACAGACGAAGATTATTAATCAGTATAAGATTAAAGTTCATACGCTCTCAGGTACCGTAGAAGAGCGATTAGACGCAATCAAGAAAGTTTTGGAGAGTACAAATGGCGTGGTCTCCCAAATTTAAGAAGTGTATTCGATGTAAGCGGACTGAAGTCAAATACAGAGCCAGAGGGTTGTGTAATAGATGTTACGACGCTTTACGTACTCCTCGAATTGATGGTTTCGAATACCGTGCATATAAAGTTCCAAAATTATCTAGCGCAGAGAAGGGATACATAGCTGGCCTTTTAGATGGAGAAGGATGTCTCGGTCTATATGTTTATAAGGGCGGCAACAAGAAAGCAAATATGTCTGTCGCAAATACATATAGACCGGTTTTAGCGTGGGCCTGTAAGAAGATGGAATGTGGCAGTATTCGTAAGTATAAAAATAAAAGGCAGTGGGCCACAAAACCTTGTTTTCAATGGACAATAAGTTCGCAGCCCCATATTAAAGAAGTACTTAAAACGTTATTACCATTTCTTCAAATCAAGAAAGACAAAGCAACGTCTATTATTAATTTTGTTAATAACCACCCAGATAAAAGAATAAAGAGGATATAACATGGAATTAGCCTTCGAAGTCCCGACGAAACACTTAGCAACCCTAGGTCAGCATAACGATTACAACTTCACTTTAGCCCACCTCGTCAAAGACCCTACCTACCTAGCGCACTACCAGAAGTCTAATAAGTATACTATCTGTGACAATTCTGCATTTGAATTGAGTGCACCCCTGTCTGCTAAAGAGGTCGTAGACGCGGCTCAGTTGCTAGACGCGGATGAGATCGTAGCTCCTGACTCATTCGGTAGCGCTCGGAAGACGATCGAAGCTACCAACGTCTTCCTAGACTATCTAAGAACTTCAGGTAACCTTGGGAAGTATAAAGTAATGGGCGTTGTCCAAGGCGCTAATGTTCCTGACTGGGTTAATTGCTTAGTTCATATGCGTGACAATAAGGACATCGACGTTATTGGGTTCAGCTACGTCGGGTGTAAGAGTTTTAACAAAGATCTAGCGAACGCACGCATTCAGGCAGTCCATCTAGCTACGCACACCGCGACAGGTAACCTCAAGAAGCCTATCCATCTATTAGGTATGGGTAACAACCCCATTGAATTGAAGTTACAGAAGAACATATCTAACGTCCGCTCATGTGATACGTCCCTTCCTATCGTACAAGGGTTATCTCAGAATAAACTACACGCGACCGCTGGATTAATCGGTCCCAAGCTAGCTCGTCCCGATAACTACTTCGACGCTGATATTAACAAGGAACAAATGGAAGCAATCGTTCATAATATCACAACGATGAAGGAGTGGGTCAAGACACCTGCTAATGTCTAACAAATATCTAGACTATCTATATACCCGAGGACTCTCTAATGCAACCATTAAAGCGTTCGGAATCGGTATGTGTGATCAGTCTGGTAAGTGTTCTAACTCCGACTTCGTACCATTAATCGACTACCGTTTCCACGATACGGTTCTATTTCCGATAAAAGATCTGTATAATAACTTAGTCGCGGTCGCTTCTCGTTCGGTAGATGTAAAGAAATACATCCATTCGAGTTACTCTAAGAGCCGACACTTGTTCGGTCTTAATGTAACGTACCAGGAGATACTGCGTACTCGTAAGGCAATCATTGTCGAAGGCAACTTCGACTTGTTAAGACTTTATGAGAACGGGGTTAAGAACGCCGTAGCCTTATTAGGTTCTAAGCTGTCCCTCGAGCAATTAAGTCTGTTGACAAGATTCGCAGAAGAAATAGTAATCGCAACTGATGGGGACAAGCCTGGACAAGACTGTGCCGAAAAGATCAGCAAGATGTGTGATGAGAACGGTATAAGTCATAGGCGTATAAATCTACCCGACGGGTCAGACCCAGATTCCTTCGTAAAGAATAATGGAGCTGATGCCTTCCTAAGATTACAATCCCCCAATCTAACCGATAGGTTAAGGGGAATATCATGGGAGCAAAAGCAGCCGTCGTAGATTTTGACACACCGCCGATAGATACAACAACGAAAAGATACTACGTATTGAAGACGAACGGTATAGCTAATATCCGTTCAATCAATATGTCGCTAGGCGCCGCGCCTGAAGTTCCTACCTTTTGGATGCCTGGCTATATGGTTCCGCGTAAATTAAGGAATACAACTGTACTGCGCAAGCAGTTTCTATTCTACGATTATACGTTTGTGGCACTATACGATCCTCTAGCCTTCGAGGAATTCCTGACTGAAAGAAAGATCCCTGCATACTTTCTGTATGTAACGGGGACAAAGATCCCAACCGCCTTGTCTGAAGAAGATATTCAACGCATCAAGCAATTAGAATCCTTTAAGCAGCTTGAGGTTGAAAACTTTGAGGCGCCGGGTCTACGCGTGGGAACTCTTATCGAAGTATGCAATGGTCCTTTCATCGGGTGTAAGGGTACAGTCATCGAGCTATTAAGAGGCCATGCCGTACTCGAGATGAATGTATTTGGCCGGCCAACTCGCGTGAATGTGGGTCTTGAATTCCTAACAGGAGTCCTAAGGAGCTATGAACCTGAAGTAGAAGCGCCCCCAACTGATGAGCAATAATAACTTCCAATCCCAGGTCGACGTTAACTTAAACAGAGTCGCCTGGAGATTCCAGCGGGAGATACCTCTTGACGTAGAAGAGGTTGAGCTTCTACTGAGTAAGCAGCCTACCCCTGAGCAAGGGGAGGAAAGAGAATCGTACCATAAGCGTAAGGAGACAATGGTCACGGATCTCTTTGTCGCTGCGACAAAAGTACTTACAGAAGTGCAGTTCCAGTTCTTCACATCCTATTATGTCATCGGGATGAGTGAAGTTCAGATAGCTGACGCCTTCTCTGTCACCCAGCCTTACGTAAGCATCGTCCTATCCGCTTGCGTCAAAAAGATTAAAAAACAACTGAATTTACCATAATTTGTCGTAATCGTATTATCTTTTGTTTATATAGTAGATAGCCATAGGAAAATTCTGGGCATACCGGTATACACCATACATGTCATCAATTATCTATATTCGCAGTAACGGCGACGACGAAGAGCTAACAGCTGAACAGTTAGAGCTTATCCACCGATTTAGCGACCAAGCTAGAGTCTGGGCATACTTACTTTTAAAGGAAGCCGCTGGTATGTCAGAGACGGAAGGCGGCTCTACCGAGAAGTGGTTAGAGGTACGTCAGCAGTGGTTAGCCGCTAAGCAAGAACTAAAGGCACTCAACCCCGGTTATGGCGACGCTGTTGAGAAGGCTTGCCAAGAACAGTACGGTGCAAATTTAGAATCCCAGAAGACTCCTCTCCCTCCTCTTCCTCCCGACACAGATCCTAAGCAAGGCGAACAACTAAAGGCCGCAGGCGAAAAGGTTAAGAAGCTGTTCGCCGACCTATATCCAAACCGTAAGATGGAAGTAGGCTTTAGAGGTCCCTTCTTAACTAGAGAAGAGCAGAATGAGATCCTTAGCTATCCTGATCCAGAGGTTGCGGAGCAGTGGCAGAAGCTAGTAGGCCTAGATCCTGCTAAGCTACCCGGCAGCATGGGTGCTCCCGCCGACGCTACTCTCATCGATTTGGCTAGAGCCGTTGCTCACAACAAAGGCGTCGAGAAGGCATTACCCGGCGGACAGAGTCTAGAAGACTTCGCGAACGACGTAGTCCTAAGAAGTATTCGATCTTACAACCCCTACAAGGCGGAAGATACTCACACAGGTAGCCCCGGCTACGAAGGAGTTAAGGCAGCTATCGCTACCTACCTCTTTAGAGCGATGCAGAATGCTGTCAACACCGCCTTCACCTCTAACGCTGGTAGACAGCGCAGGAATGAGAACCCTATCTCCCTATCTCAACCTATTGGTAGCGAAGAGTCCTTAACAATCGAAGAGACTCTTGCTGAAGAGGGTAGAGAAGAAGGATGGGTGAAAGATCTCGTTGAACCGTTCAAGGCGTGGCTACAAGAGCGTGTTAACGATCGCTTTACTCAAAAGGCCGCCGATCAGTTACTACAAATTTATAAAGAGAAGTTCGTAGACGGCGAATCTCTTTCCGACATCGCACGACACATCAATCAGGTATCCAAGAGAGATCGTAAGAAAGAATTAGCCTTCTTAAAGAAGTATAACGTTGATGTCTCTTCCTTCCCCGCAACCATCCAGCCTTACGAAAGCGTTGCAGCCGACGCGGCTAAGCGCGGACAACTGATTGCTGACTTCTTTGCAAAGCTTAGAGCACAAGTTAAAGAGCTCGGGAAGTCTCCTGAAGCTGAGACAGCCAAAGAGAAGCTCAAGGCTATTGAAGAAGACTTCGCCAAGATCTCTACCCCTAACGCTGCCTACGTATCTAATCGCATCAGAGGCGACGGTCCTTACAAGGGACAGGGTCCTTCTATCATGGAGTTCCTACTCCAGCATCCCGACATTGCAGAAGAGTATAAGAAGATACAGCAGAAGAAGAAGCAGTCGGCCCTCGAGGACTTCTTAACTTCCATATCTACATTAAGGAAAGAAGGCGGCCTTAATTACAATCTTCTACGCAATAAGATTGAACAGAAGCTATCAAATGAGAATCCTCAACTGTTTACCGTATACACTTACCTATACGAGTCTAGCTTCTCCAACCCTGACACAGCCCGTCTAATGCGTCTGTCTCCTCCTCGTATCACCGGTCTTAAGAAGAAGATAGTATCTACCTTACTCGATCTTCCGGAGATACAGAACTTCTTCCAGGAGAATGAGAATGGATCTATCTCCCCACTCCGCCGCTTTATCTACAACGAAGGGGATACCGTCCAGGTAATGTCTATCAAAGAGACGGGAGTTATCACTAGTATTCTTAGTGATTGGTATAACATCCGCCTAGATAATGGTAACGACGTTCTAACGATTAAGGATGACATACAAAAGTATTGTACTTTAGTAGACTCTGCTAACAACGTATTATCACATTATTATAAGAGAGACGTTCTTTCCCCGCAATGTTATCTTTCGTTTGTCGGGGGATTAAAGCCTCAATTAGTAATTCTTGAATTACGCCCTGTAGACGAGTTAAAGACCGCCGCACGGTTGCATATTAACAACAGCCTAGTTGACATAACAGAGATTACGGAAAAGCTGCCAGACAACTTGTTGTCTATCTTGAAGGGGCACATAGGCGCAAGTGCTTCTCTAGATACTCCGTTTACATCTTTATTTGAAGAGGTTGAATAATGCTAACTAAAATCATTGCATGGTTTAAATCGTTATTTACAAAGCCGAAGCTTCAGCGCAGATATAATTGGGTAAGAGATACTCCCGACAAACGCGACGTCAAGTTCAAGTACAAGGTAATGCGCTTGCCTCCGTCAGTAGATCTTCGTCCGCTATGCCCTCCCGTCGTGGATCAAGGTAACCTGGGGTCATGTACTGCCAACGCACTGGCAGGTGCCTTAGGGTTCTTAGAGCTCCAAGAGCAGAAGGCAGGCGACACGGGTGACGCAGAAGAGTTCGGTACTCCTGGCTTCACAGCCTTCAGTCGCTTATTCATCTACTGGAACGAGAGAGTTATCGAAGGAGACCCTACAGAGGATAACGGCGCACAGCTTCGCGACGGCATCACTTCACTAGCAACTACGGGCGCTTGCTCCGAGACATTCTGGCCTTACAACGTTGCGTTCGCGTTCAAGCAACCCATACCGGCTACGTTCACTCAAGCAGCTAATCACAAGATCAGTTCTTATCAATCGCTCAACGGATCAGATCCTGTAGCGTTAAAGAGTTGCCTAGCTTCCGGATACCCTTTCGTATTCGGCTTTCAGGTGTTTGAGTCATTCGAAAGTGAGTCAGTTGCTAACAACGGTATAGTCCCAATGCCTTCTCCCGCAGAAGAGTGCCAGGGCGGACACGCTGTAATGTGCGTAGGGTACAATGACGCGACACAGACCTTTACTGTTCGTAACAGCTGGGGAGCTGATTGGGGTGACGAAGGGTACTTCCACCTGCCCTACTCTTATATGACGAACGCCGACTTATCAAATGACTTCTGGACCCTTCGCAAATAAACTATGAAACGAACGTTTGAAACAGAAGCGGATATCCGCAATTACAAATCTAAGGTACTTCTATTACCTAAGAAGCTTCTGTTGGCTATCAATCAGATGATCGATGATGGCAAGAGAGAGTGGGCATTAGAGAACTACATCAAAGCCAACTACAAGGGATCTCTTGGCTGCCCGACTCCTCCGACGTTAGGTACGTATATAGACTGGTACGAGTCACGGAAGAAGCTATCAGCTCTGTCAGGGACGCTAATAGAGCCTACTCGTACCGAGATGGCTATCGTAGAGAAGAACGAGTTACAGACGTACTCAGCCGAGCGTATCGCTATCCTTGATGGTAACACTGACATCTCAAACAAGAAGGAGCTGCTCGAGCGCTTGATTAAGAAGTGTATCCAGCGTATGAAGCACGTCGAGTCTCTACAAGAGATGGAAGGTACAACAGCCGGTCTCGAAGCTGTAGTAGGACACTACCTAAAAGAGATCCACGCGATGGTACAGACGCAATTAAAGCTGTCCGGTGAGTTGGCGGAAGAGGATAACGCACACTTAGCAGAGATGGTCAATAGCAATCTCTATAAATTGACGCAAATGTTCTTCTCGGTCGTTATGCGGGTTGCGCCAGAGAAAGTAGAAGATATCAAAGAGATGTTCTACGAAGAGCTTAAAAATCAGTCGGAGATGGCAGAAGCTTTAAAAGAAGTCCTTTAAAAGTGTAATATTAGATGTGAGCTACGACATATTCATTAAGAGACGTGTAGACGAGATTGAAGAATCTCTTCTGAAGTATAAAGACCCCGTTGAACGTTTACATATATGGTTCGCGTTCATTAAAGACTTTACTATGGAAGCCCATACTCTTCTTGATGCGCAGTATGGAGAGCTGGTGCAGATGTGTAAGGCATATTCGTCAACGCCTGATACGGTCGCTAGAGATGACTTACGTAGCCAGGTCGTTATGTGTGTTCGTGAGATTGATAACATTAACTCACATCTTAAACGTATCCCAAGATTACAATCTAAATTAGAGAAGGACATTTTAGACGATGCCGTAGTGGATATCTAATGCCGAAGAAAACTAAAGCTATTAAGAAGGAAGAAGTAGATCAGAAGCAATTAGCAGTCGTACCTCCTAAGGCGCTTGCTACAAAGAAGGGCGACTTCGTAATCAAGAATAATTTACTGACCATACGTTATTGGTCACAGTCGTATACGACTTCTCTGTTTGATAAGAACGTACAAGCGTATACACTAGTCTGTCAGTACCCGCTGTCCAATTTTAACTTAGACATCCTAAAGGATTTTGGTTCAGCCCAGCTTTATATAGACGTCAACGAGAAAGTATACGTTGCACGTGTATCTCAATTCATAGCGAATGTGTCTCCCGAATCGGTTGTTATGCAGCTCACGCTATCGAATCTACGCTTAAAGGCAGCTTGGGATCTTGAATTTAATACCCCATCTGTCATATACGAACAAATTTTGGCCGAGAAGACATTCTTTAAAGTAGGTGGAAAGAAGCTAGAAGATTATGTTAAGCCATTAGGTTTAACGAGAAAGCTAACGGAAACAGACCAGGCACTCCGTCGCCGTACTCTAGAGTATCTTAATTACAAGATGGGCGATACTGTAGATACCATTAGCGCAGAGGAGATGCGTAGGCTACGGGGAGAAAAGTAATGCTAGACGCGAATCTTAAAAGACTCTTAACTTTGTTTGCAGATGCAAAGCCTCATTCGTTCTTTGAGACCTGCATCCTAGGGTCTATTATGTTAAAGACCAATCAGAGAAAGCTAGAGAAAGTATTTAAGAGCCGCTTGCTAGCTAATGGCCTAGTCCGCCGTATGTGGCAATCTTGGGACCCTCGCTTAGATTTTTATGAGTTAACCCGCAAGGGAGACGAGTGCTTTAGAGATATTCAGCTGCAAGCTTTGCGTCGCGCAAGAAGAATTAATGATAAGGACAACGAAGAAGCCCAGAGACACTACAGATATTTTAATAGAGAAATAGAAGGTAAGTACGGTGTGAAGGGTATGAGTAAGGAAATTTCCGAGAAGTCGGCAAACCTTATGGAGAAATACCCTCACCTGTATGAGTAAGTGTACTGAAAGATCCCATTACGATGGGGATGGCGATAAATCGTTTTACGTGTGTTCCATATGTGAGTGTCCATTAGGAACGCACTGTTTTTATGTTCATTGCCCTTTATTAGAAGACGAACTAATTTGTATTGACTGTTGTCAGAACGATGTACAGAAGGATGAAATCCTCAAGACGTTCAAAGAGTTAGGCGTAGAAACGACAAGAGAAAAGATAGAAGAGACTTGTAAGGGCTGTGGCAATAGATGTTTATTAACGGATCAAAACATTCCGCCAGACGAAGTAAAGGAAAGCCATGATAATAAATAGCATATTTGGAATCGTTGATGCTCGCATAGCTGCGATTGAATCTGACCAGAAGCAAGCATCGGTCATAGTACTTAACGCAAAGCTCTTTAAACAGATGCAGCAAGAGATGATGTTCCAAGATATGTCTCAATCATATGGAAAGGTACGCTCTCCTTTCGATCTACAGGTCTATAGAGGGATAAAGGTTATACCCTCACAAGTTGTTGAGACAGTAGAGGTTTACTAATGCCTACAGTAAAGTGCACGCGTTGCTACGTTCCTATCACTACTACATCGGAAATAAGTCCGAGCATGACTGCTTTCCTTTGTAACAACTGTGATCTTAAATGGAAAGAAATAGCGAAGAAGATGAAGGGCCATTCCTACGACGACGATGTGCGCAAAGCGTTTATTCGCTTTGTCAACGATTTAACCAATCTAAGAAATACTACTTTAAGAGGACTTAACAATGTCAAATAATGAAGATATCAATATCGGCGACATCCTACCCCCAAAGAAGGATGCTGCTGAGAAGTTCACAACGGCGGAGACAAGAGTCCCAGGATTTCTTAAGCAGGCAGCTTACAGCCCTGATGAGACTCGCGAAGAGACCATCAAGAGAGACTGGGAGCGTTTGATCGTCGGGCTATCCGACTACGTTCTCGCGGAGCAGCTCACTGAGTATGAGCTACGGGGCATGGGGAAACCTGTAGCAGAGAACTACTCTATGTACTTCAATACGACTCTTAAGGAAGTTAGAAAGAATCGTAAGAAGGGAGAACAGCGTCTGTTTAAATTTATTCCAGCACACAGTCAGCTTGATTGTGAAGCGTTCTTCGAAACTGTTCATGAACAGAATGAGAAGGAGAAGGAAGCTCGTTTAAAAGCGATTGAACAGTATCCTCCTGCAGGCGTTGCGAAGATGGACTATAACGACGACGCACGCAAGGGGTTACAGAAGACCGCAGCCGCGTACTGTCAGACGTGTGGTAAGGATGCTAAGCCGGGAGATCCTGCTCACGACAAGCATACGGTAATTGATCTACCCGCTGACCCCGATCCAAAAGAGGAAGCAGCTAAGCGTCAAAAGAGAATGGACGCACTAAAGAAAGAGGCCAGTGAGCCTTTCTGTTATTCCTGCAACAAGCGGCTAGCTTCAGAAGAGACTACTCTCCATGCTCGCAGGGGCCATAATATTATGGTAGAAGCGGTAGGTCCTCATACGAAGATGGACCCGAAGGAAGAAGAGGATCTTAAGAAGTCGCTAGAGAAGGTACTACCCGCTGCCGCACCTGCAGCGCCCGCCGCCGAGAAGGCACCCGCAGCAGAGCCAGCAAAGGAAGCGGTCTGGACCTCTCCTGACGCACAGCAAGGATCACAGACTAACCAAGAAGCAGCGGCATGCACCCATTGTAAGAATGATATCCCTGCGAAGAAAGGATTAGTCCTACAGGACAAGCCTTACTGTATGCCTTGTCACGATGCGGGACACAGCACTCCCGCGAACGCAGCCTCTCCAGCAAAGCCTGCGCAGATGCCTCCAATGTCGACATCAACAGGTCCTATGACGAATCCTTTATTGCATAAGGAGGCTTCCGCCAAGTGGGAGAACGGAGCCCTGCTGAAAGCAAAACACAATGGGGTCGATGCTTGTATCGTCCATGTAAACAATGAAGACAAGACGTACGTCATCAAAGTAGAAGGCACAATGTACCCTAGCTACTACTCTTTTGATGACGCACACGCTACGTTCAATGCTGTTAAGAAAACTGCCGCGGCCGTACCCGGAGCGGGAGCTGCCGGAGACGCTTCAGGTGTTTCAGGAAGCCCTGGCGGAGCAGTAACAGTCACGATCACTAACACTCACACAGACCACAACCCCGCAGAGACTAGCACGCGTACGGATCACAATCCCGCGAAGACAGGAGACTCTGGCGCTGGTGCCGATGCTGAAGTAGCTGCTCCAGTACCTGCAGCACCTGCAGCGGTAGCACCCGTAGTTGCCCCTGCACCTGCAGTAGCAGTAGTCCCTGCCGCTGATGCTGACGCACCTGAGAAGGAGTCGGCCTTAGAAGATAAAGACGAGGATAAGGATAAGGATAAGGATAAGGATAAGCCCGCGGATAAGCCAGCAGCTAAAGCGGTAGCGCCCGCAGTCGTACCTGTACCCGCTAAAGCTGAAACGCCAACAGCACCTGCAGCGGTAGCACCCGTAGTTGCCCCTGCACCTGCCGCAGCTAAGCCCGCAGAGGTACCTGCCCCAGGCGCCGCAGTAGGAGCTGTACCTGCGCCTGACGCCAAGGGAGCTGGCGCAGCTGGCGACGCATCCGGTGTCTCTGGTTCACCGGGCGGAGCAGTCACCGTTACTATTACCAATACTCATACCGACCACAACCCTGCAGAAACGAGTACTCGTACAGATCATAATCCTGCAGAGACAGGTGATTCAGGAGCAGGAGCAGACGCAAAGGTTGCTCCAGCACCAGCTGCGCCGATGTCAGGCGGAGCGCATACACCTACCCCAATGCCTCCTGTCGCATTAGTTCCTGACGCCAAGGAAGCTAAGGAAAAGGGGAAAGGCTTAGCATAAGATGATACTTCTAATCAAGGCCCTATGGAAGGGTCTACTACTGTTGCTACGGCTTAGGGAGTTAGAACCTACGCCTGCACCAGTCGTTGTAGTAGAGCCTACCGTCATTACATCGCCGCCTACGCCGACGCCTAGCGTAGTAGTGCCTCTGGCGGCTAAGCGCAAGAAGCGAAAGAAGAAGAAGAAGCGTTAACATGATCACCAACATGCCTGAATATCAAAAGCAGTACTACGTCGAGAACAAAGAAAGAATTAGTAAGTATAATTCTGTTCGCAATCGTACCTCAGAAGTAAAAACAAAAAGAAATGAGGCGGTTAAAGTACGCGCGCGAACAACTCCTCGTGGTCGCTTCAGTGTCATTAAAGGCAACGCTCGTTCGCGCGGCCGATCGTTCGATCTTACGTTCGAACAGTTTATGACCTTTTGGCAGAAGCCATGTATTGTCGGATGTAAGATCGAAACGATTGGACTAGATCGCATCGACAGCTCAAAGGGATATACGATAGATAATGTACGCCCAATGTGTTGGAAGCACAACAACATGAAGAATAAGTTTTCAGACCAAGAGCTAATTGAGTTTGGGAAAGCATTGGATAGGCCATGTACGTAACGTATGGATCGAAAGATCTAAACCCTGACCCAGGTCCGCTACCACCTCAGCAGCGATTCTTTTCCGATCGCGTGTGGTACGTACGGCAATTGGCTAAAGATGCCGGACAAGAGTTTGCTCTTATTACCGCGGAGTATGGATTAGTCTTTGAACAGAACTTTATCCCTCCGGACAATTCAATCGTCGATATGGATAAAGTAGAAAGCCTAGGCAAGGAAACTGCCAAAGTCCTTAAGACGCATGGTGCGAAAGATGTCGTCTTCTTTATCATCCCTGAAGAGTGGGGAGAAGGAGGAGCGGCAGATCGTTTCAACTTAGTCTTACAGTATGCATGCAATGCTGCAAACATTTCATATACAATGAAGCCTATCAAAGTACCTCTTGGACAACGTAATAAGGGAGAAGTGACTCCCGTACGTCCTGAGAATATACCGCCATTCGCACCCCAACTTGGAGGACCGTATTCAATGAATAAGAAAGCAGAGCCTACTACGTATCAATTGTCGGCTCAGGATGAAAATGGAATCTGGAAGCCAGTACGCCAGTCCTCCTTCCTTCCTGACTTACAAATTAAAGCTCAATCGTTACTTAAAGAGTTCCCTGATAGAAAAGTATCTATCACAGCCGCTGTAGATTCTAAAACGGAATACCTTAGCTAATGGACGCAGCGGAAGCGAAAGCAGCCGCAGAGAAAGCAAGACCATTACTTAAGTCGCGTAATGATGCTCTAGCTTTAGTTCAGATCGGAGAGAATGTTACAGACATCTCCGACGCTAGACAGTTATGGGACAAATTCGGTAAGGCGGACTTTAATAAGTTTACTGAAGCAATCGCTGCGCTTAAGAAAGCTTTATTTAAAGAAAGAGATGAATATGGCATAGTCACCCCGTCGTGGGATCTAGAAAAGATTGATGCGGCGAAGAAAGCTTTTGATGAAGTAGCCGCGACTTTCCCAAGCGCATTACAAGCGGTCCTGCGTGTAAAGGTTCATCGCAATGATCCCGAAGCGAAGGTAGACAAGGCTGTCAGGGTGTACGAGAACCATCTATTAGAGAAGAAAGAAACGCCCAAGCCTAAGGAAGTCAAAGAGCCAGCTCCCAAAGAAGACACAGGGGTTGTCCCTTACACTCCTCCGGAGCAGCCGAAGGGAAAGCCTATTACTGATAAGACAAAGTGGCCTACTAGTAAGAGTAGTCCTGGAGTAAAGAGACTACCTGCTCAGAAGAATCAAGAGGAATGGCTTAAGATGGCCCCGGCTATCTCTGAGATGCTACACTCACCTAACGGCGAAGGTAAGTCTTTAAGTGAAGATGATGTAGACAATATTTTAATTTATTTGGATAATAACGACGCTTCCGAAGAAGAATTTTTAGCAGCAGCCCATAAGATCCTCCCTGAGTATTATGATGTTGAGAAGCTCGATAAAGAAATCAAAGAGCTTAAAGAGGATATGTCCGACAACGACAATAGCGCAAATGAGCTCGCGGAGCTTGAGCAGCAGCACAATCGCATTACTAAAATGGACGGTAACCTAAAGTTTATTTATCAGCACTGGACACCCATGGAAACTAAATCAAATTTAATCAAGAACATTAATAGTAATCAGTTGACGCTCGGCGAAAGAAAGATTACTTTAATGACGCCAGAGATAACCGCTTCTATCAAGTTCGCTTCTACCACAGAAGCTTGTGAGAAGTTTCTTGAGCTTAATACTGAAGCAGACGTAGAAGCTACGTTCAGTGTAGCAGCTCTACTCGCTTTGGAGAAAGAAGCTGCTGGTGGAATGGAATCTCTTATAAAGCCAGACACGAAGGGACCTAGCGCCGAGGAAGAGAAGCCGCTAGTCACTGCAATGGTTGAGTGGCTCAATGCTTCTAACATACAAGGTAGCGAAGCTGACGTTGAAAAGAAGGCAGCCGACTATCTAGCCTCGAAGGCTCCTGACTACGATGAAGCGAACGTTCAACGCGTTGCGCGTAAGGTTTACGCGGAGTGGACAGCCTCTAAGAAGGTTCCCGGAGCAGTTGGTCAGGAAGGTAAAGCAGGAATGGGGGTAGCTAACATTGATGGTACCGGCGTATTCGTCGAGCCTCAACGCGGCGATACCAACGTTCAGAATGAATCTCCTACAGGTGATCAACGCGGTAACGTTAGAAAAGAAGCTATGCTCTCTTTCAGATCTTCTCTTGAAGGAGAAGTTAAAACCAGTGATGATCTTAATCTGTTCGCAACACTTGATGTAGTTAGTTTTGTAGAACACATTCCCGGGCATAAGAATTCAAAGGGCGAAGCTGCTCCGTGGGTAATCAAGAGCCACGAGACTCAGTCGATCCTATCTTCACATGCAACAGAAGGAGAAGCAAAGAAGCATCTCCAACAGATGCATATGTTTAAATCAATGAAAGGAGCTTCTATGAATCCGGGTGACCTGGCCATACTAAATACACAAGTCGGCGAACTTCTAGAAGGCACCGAAGTAGAAGTTGTCGTCATCGCAGATGACTCCGCATCCTTTGTCTCTGGTACTACTTCTGGAATCACCAAGCTAGCTAACCTAGATAAGGTCACTCTTGAGAAGTATCCTTGGGATAATGACGGACTCGCATTTAAATTTTGTTTAGGCGATAGAGTTAAGGTAGGTTCGATTGAACATAATGGAGAGTCTTGGAAAGGCGAAGAGGGAACTGTCCGGGAGAAAGTTGTTCTTGCTACTAACGGTGAAGTTGAGCGTTTCTATCTTGTTGAGCTTGATTGTGGTGGCAATGAAACATTACCTGAGGAATCATTAAGCAAGGCAGGGAAGAAGAAGGAAGCCGCATTGAATGCCGAAGAGCTGACCAAAGTCGCGGTTATCAAGCCTAACTTCGACGCTGTTCAAGAGTTCCTTAAGAGTTATGACAACCCGCCGTCCGTAGTTACGACTGACGATATCGAACATTGGATGGGCGACGAGAAGAACAATTATCAGTATTCAAAGAAAGATCTTAAAGAGTTTGTAAAGTATCTTGAGTCCGCTCACGTTGAAGTACGCGTCCCTGCTAAGAAGAAGGTACCAGAAGTACTTCCTGGTGAAGCAGGTGAGATGGGTAACACTGAAGCGGAAGAGGCAGCGGAGTTCGCGCCACCTAAAGAGATGCTGAAGGAAGCCGTCAAGTATAAGTCGATCAGCCCAGACGGTAAGTCTACTACTGAGAAGGATATAGAACAGGACATGGGCGCTGAGTTTGATACCGACGACCCAACGCAGCCTGGACAGAAAGTTAAGTGGACCCGTGAGAGTAGCCTCGACGTATGCTCCAAGTGCGCCGGACAAGGTAGTCTTCCGTGTCCTTGTATGGACGGAGAGCTATGGTTATCTACTTCGTGCAACAAGTGTAAGGACGAAGGGTCTGTTCCTTGTAGTTGCAAACAACCCGCATAAATGAATTCACCTGAAGAATACATTAAAGAACAGATCAAGGGATATGATAAGACGATCCCTGGAGATGTCTTTTATGATATATGCACCGCGATAGCTCACCAGTATGATATGTCCCTGGAAGAGGCGACAGCGCTTTTCTATAAGAACGCAGGATCTCTTCAGGTAGGCGAAGTCCTTAACCGCGGCGTTGGAAAGAATAGAGTTTGGGAAGGGCAGAATACTGCCGTCAACTTTAGTAAGGGTAAGCCCGGCTTCTTAGCGGAACCAATGTCTTCTTTAAGAATCTCTGCCAAGGACTATGAACACGGCTCAAAGCATCCTCTCAATCCTGGAGAACTAATAGTTCCAGGGCTTAGAACTAACGCATACGGCGATTTATTCCAACTAGGAGAAGCTATCTTTGAAGATGAGCGGCTCGCTAAATATCCTAACAAGCCTTCAAGATTAACTTCTACGTTCATGTCTAGTGCTCCGACTGCAAAACAAGACTGGGATAACCCTCATTCTTATTCAGTTGATCCTTCAAAAGCTAAAGTTCATGATGCTGACGCCGAGTGGATCGATGCTACCGAGCACGTTTTATTCGATGAACTTAGTACTGTTCGAGAAGAATATGGAATGGCTGAAACACATCCAAATCGCAATGCTGTAAATTTTACTGATGATGCCGAACGCCAAAATTTTCTTAAAGCTTTTTGGGGCAGCGATATCGAAAAAGTAGTTAGAGGATACGCTGACCAGTATTGGGACGGAGTGTCTTCCGGCGGTTCTGAAGACTCTGACGATGAATTTGGTCCAGTAAGTCGCCCGGAATCTCTCGGTGAAGGTAAAGTATACGTCAAAGAAGAACCGGGTATGAAGAAGGTCGCCCATAAAGTAGGCGACGAAGTTCGCGTTAAGAAGAACGAACAAGCGCCTTGGGGTGCTGAGTATACAGGCGTTATCGAGAAGATAAACGAAGATAACACGCTTGACATTCGCGATATCGATACAGGAACGCTAAACACCTCACAACCTGCGAGACTCGTTGCTGTCCCAATGGGTGAAGGTCGACCGGACCTTCGCATTCAACAACGTCGCGTAGGCGACCCAAAAGGCATGGGAGAGAGTGCCGGTGACGTAGGCGGCCACGAAGTAAAGCAAGACTACCCTAACGCTAACTGGGAACCCTCAGGACATGCAGGGCAAGAAGTTAAGAACCCTCAGAGCATGTTCTATAAAGAAGGGGATAAACTTCTTACATTTTTATTAACAAGCATCGCAAAAGAAAGTGGAGCAACATCTGCAACAGACGTAAAGAATTACCTTGACGGAAAAATTTCTTCGCCGTCCCGAAGTCTGAAAGAGATCCTTCGCAAGTATAATATCGTAGCAGCTGCAGGAGACCCAATGTTGAATGTCGAAAAAGCCTTAGGCGAAGTTAAAGGCAAATCAGAGATTCAGATTAATACTGAAACAGCATGGACATGGGGTTCACGTGCTGCTGCTAGTTACAAGCTATCTAACGAGACGAACGATCCTAAAGAGAAAGAGAAGTGGGTTCGTCTTGGAGATGCTTATCGACACGAGTCATTAGAGCACGCATCACTAGTAGAAGACGAAGGTAAACTGGTGGGCGAAGTTTCTAGAGCTCTGGCACCTTTCCGAAAGCCCGCAGGTACCCCTGAAAAGTAATCTGTTCGGAAAAGTGTATTATAGTAAAGAGAGGAAAATTGATGAGCACCAAAGCATCCCTAGCTCCGACAATGAAAAGACACGTTGCTCTTTTCGACGTACACGTTCCGCACAATATCAACTTATCGCCAGTTCTTGGCTACATTAAAGATTACAAGCCTACGCATTTCATCATCGGAGGCGACTTCTTAAATCTTGAATGGGCATCCCATTGGAACGAAAAGGAGTTTAAGTATATCGGTCTCGAGAAGCTTCGAGGAATGTTAGGTAAAGAACTTGAAGCTGGTCGTGAGGTACTTAAGGATTTAGCGAAGGTACTTCCAGCCAACTGCGAGAAGATTTACATTCCAGGTAATCACGAAGAGTGGTTGTACTGGGCGTGCATGACGTATCCCGCATTAGCTGGTACCGTAACGTTAGGTGTCGAGTCGATGACGTTCAAGTCAGACCTAGCTGAGATTCGAAAGCAAGTCGTCGCAGATCTATTGAGTAAGCATCTGCAGACTGACGCTCTTGGCTTTAAGGTTCTTCCGTTCGGTAAGGAAGTTAACTTAGGTCGCCTAACTTACATTCACGGTCATCAGGTTGGTTCTACAGCAGCTATGCGTAAGAAGTTCCCTGCGCGTAGCGTTATTTGTGGTCACCACCACACGGAGTTCACAGAGTTACAACATAACAGTGGTGATGCGCGAATGACGAACCAGTACACAATGGTTCCATGTCTATGTGGAATGAATCCTGGTTACTTGACTGACGGTAGCACGAGATGGGCAAACGGTTTCTGGAGTTGCGATATCCTTCCGACAGGACAGTTCGACGGTAGGGTCATCAAAGTTGTCGACGGATGTGTGATGGCTAATGGTCGAATCTATACCTAATGACTGAATCTGCAATGCTAGTCGTAAACCAGAAGAGAAAATGTGTAACAGTTAAGTACAGTGGTATATGTATTCAATGTGGCGATCTTTACTACACTGAACGACTTAGAAGTAATCATTGTTCCCTTAAGTGTTCTCATACAGGGTCAAGTTCAAATAGATGGAAAGGCGGTAGATATAAAAGAAGTGGTTACGTTTTTGTCGGAGGTAACCATAATCACCCGCGAAATAACAACGGATATGTTTTTGAACATATTCTTACGATGGAGAAGCACTTAGGACGTTATCTTAAGTCCGGCGAAAATGTTCATCATAAGAATGGAATACGCAGTGACAATAGAATTAAAAATTTGGAACTGTGGGTTAAACCGCAGCTTGCCGGACAGCGAGTAAAAGACTTGGTTGCTTTTGTTGTCGAGAATTACAGCAAAGACTTGCGTCTATTACTTAAGAAGTATCATTAAAGGAGATAACGACTATGGCTGGATATCATTGCTCAAACTGTCGCGAGAACATTGCCAACTTGAAGAAGATTTCAATTGGTGAGAATCGCAATGTTGTGTTTTGTGGTAGCTGCAATTGTTACGTAACGATTGAAGAGCCGCGTGTTGCTGCTAAGCCTACGGCTTCTGCCGCAACGACTGACCCTAAGTAAAATCTAATAAAGGCACTAGCGCCACCTAGCCTATATGGAATGTCATGTTGACAAACATGAAGGTCCGGTGCATCAACTGCAAGCAGACTAGCTACTTCCACGTTCATTCATGGAAGGGGCGGGTCAATGCTGCTATATACACCGAATGTCCGAAATGTCACAAATATGATGATGTGTTCCACTTCCCGCTTGAGATCTACGATAAGTATCTAAAAGACATCTTAGCAGGAAGAGAATTTCCGGGCACGGGACCAACTAAGGATATGTAAGCGCAAAGCCGTTGTAGTGGGGTGTACAGTGCGAAGATTTTTTGAAGTGCCCGCACACGTCGCAATATATGTACTAGCGTTCCTGTTAGCAGCAGTACAAGCGTACGATATGTACGCTAGACCACTGCCTCTAGCAAGTGTTATCGAAGTCGCTAACAGTAGTGTTGTTGCGATGGATTGCATTTCTGTTGTACAAACGCCGGGTCACGTTGAAGCACTGCCCACTGGAATAAAGTATATACCTGGAAAAGAAATAAAGCACAATATCCTTACCGCTGGGTTTATTTCTTCGCCTAGATACATTACTACAGTAGCGCACGGGATTGAAGCTTGTAAAGGTAATGGGAGTCCCTATAAAGTTAAGATGCAAGTCATGTTTCGTAATAATCCCAAAACATACTTCGCCAAAGTAGTCCGCTATAATCGATTACACGACGTAGCTATCCTACAGTTAGTAGGTAGGGTACCTTACGTAGAGCCTCTAGAGATCCTAACAGAAGCCCCGCCGGCAGGTACTCACGTTATCGCTTTGGGTCATCCTCAGTTTCTTTTCTGGAGTGCCGCTGAGGGTATCGTGAGCGCAGATAGATGGTCGACTGATCCTCTCATGCACGTCATCCAAGTCAGCTGTCCTATCAATCACGGTAACAGCGGCGGTCCTGTTATAAATGACAAAGGACAAGTTGTAGGCATTACTTCTTTTTATATAGATAACCCTTCATTAGGTTTTATCGTTGCAGGAGATTTCGTTAAAGCAGTAGCATACGGACTACACCCTTAATGGAATACGATCTAAAGAACCCTTCAATATCATTCTGCATCAGTGACTATCCTACTGATGTACAGAATTCTCTACAGTCCTGCCTCGATATCAACGGCTTCGTCGCTAACGAACCTAAATTTAGACAGATCGCTGCGGATAATGTTGCGGAGTTGATTAACGATAACGCACGTCCTCTAAAGCTAATTCGCAAGCTTCAGACCGTTATTAAGGGCGGGAAGATGCTTAACGTTGAAAGAGATCGTGAAATGAATCAGTTCGGTCTCAACTTTGCGCTTAACAAATACGAATTCTCCCTTGATCCCGTCCCGGGTCAGCCTGATCTAGAGAAAACCGGAACAAAGATTCTTGCAATCATTGGTATCTCCAGAGAGGATACTTCCTACATTACTGCCTACGAAGACGGCGATACTTTCATTTATGCGGGGAAGATGCCCGTCGACGCATGCTCCTACCGTCCCGTAGAGTTACTGAAGTCGTCAAAGCTGATTGAAAAAGTAGGAGATATAACCTACGTAACTCCTAGAAGAATTAAAGTTAGCCACGGCTCCCTACAATATTCTTTCCAGGACGCTTTTTCTTTTGCCGACAAAGTAACCAAGGTTGGAAGCAGACTATCCGCTATCACGTCTAATCCAAAGTTTGTTGAACTTACGGAAGAGTCCGCATCCATAGATCAATTAACAGCTGCTCCTATTGAAGAAGAAGCAAAGATGCCTTCTTTAAAAGAGATTCAACATATTGTTAAAGATGAAGCCTGGCAGAAGCTTAGAGAGGATCTAAGTTGGACTAAAGGTAACATCGGTAGTAGTCTGCGTCGCTTACGCCGCTACATGGGTGAAGCTCCTTCTAGAAAGAGACAAGTTAGAGTACTCAACTTGCTCAATGGCGTCGCTCGTGGCGGTATTATGACCGACGACATCTTACGGATGCAGAAGAGACTCCGTAAGAGACTAGGAGTAGGAGTTCCTAAGGAAGCAGCAAAGAAGATGCGCCAGTGCGCTTGGTGTAACAAGAACCTTGATACGGGGAAGAAGGAAGAGCACAACCCGATGGCGACACACGGTATCTGCCGACCTATCTGCCCTGAAGCAAAGAAACAAGGCTTCACCGACGAAATGATGAAGGATCCTAAGAAGAAATCCGCATTAGGTCCAGGAGAATTGACAGCAGGCTTCATGCCTTCTCTCCCGTCACAGCCGTTCTTCGGTCAACACGGCGACGGCGATCATGGCGATTACCCATATCCCATGAACACGTTGTACCCCAAGATCAGTCCAGAAGATGCTGATGGAGGCGGTCAAGACGCTACAGAAGCGTATACCCACGTGTGGGATAAGATAGATCCTAAGCGTTTGATCAAGCTCCTAAAGAATTATAAGCCTTTGTCGAAGGAAGACGTAGGGGATTCACAAGAGATTCATAAAGAAGCAATTCTAAATATGGATCCGGATATCGCTTTCCGATTTTACGTTCCACGATTTACAATAACGATTGACAAGCCTGAGACGATTGCTGGGGAGTATGAAGCAACTCGTATCGGCAATAAGCCTGAAGGAGCGGGACGCTTACAGGGCGTAACCGAAGCTACAGAGGCAACCCCTGAAGGTAAGACGCCCGCAGAGAAGGTTCAAGAGGGTAAGACACCTTCAACATCAATCCCGCAAGAGGGCGAAAGCTCTCCTATCTTTCTACAGCACCCTCAGGACGTGCGTAAGGAGAAAGGTCGCGCCGACCGTAAGCCTCTAACCCCGCAGTCCGATGTTATCTACCAAGTTAAGTATGTAAGGGGAGATGCGGGAGCTAAGAATACCGTTGTTGGTTACTTTAATGTTAACGACTTTCTTTCCCGCTTCGTTAAGAAGGGAGAGGAGAACAAAGGTCTTTCTGAATGGTTGAAGAAGAAACTTGAGCGGCGCGCCAGCGCAATAGGTGTTCTGTTTAAGCTAACGCGCCCGGATGTTCCCCTAGAGCAACGTCTGTCGTGGGGAACGCGCTTACAGCAAAGCTACGTCGCTAGTGACTGGGACCAAGCTTACAAAGACTTGGCGAGCGCGGGTACTCCTGCTGATGAGAAAGAAAAGGAGCAGCGCGTACAGCTACTCAAGAAGATAGTAGGGTTCAACGAAGAAACTCTTCTCGAGGAGGGACGCTACAAAGAACTTCTCGCCCTCGTGAAGAAGTACGATATCGTTCCTAAAGGATGGAATGATGACGAAAAGCTTGCGCAAGAGGCAGCGATTCTTGGTGGAATAGGATTAGCTAAGCCCTCTAATAGTGATTACGCTGCACAGGTTAACTTAATCTTAGATGGTAACGAACGCTACCCAAACGGTGGTAGCGTTGAAACTAAGCGTACGGTTCTGCGTGACGCGGATATAGACCGCGTATTAGAGTTCACCCTGTCGAAGAAGTTCAAGGAGCAGCCTTATGCAGTCCAGGCTGCGGCAGTAAGACGCCTAGAGGTCGCTGGAAAGCCTTCTTCCGAAACAAGGGAAGGGAGTGAAGAGGCCCTATGGGCTGTATGGGGAAACAAAGAACTACCTTCCTCCCTGCGCCGAGATGTTCTAAACAAGCTAGTCTTAGCTTATGGTTATGGTAAAGGCGGATTAAACGTAAGCCCTGAAGGACGTTTTAAGGCGACGAAGGATCTATTATCTGAAGCGGGAGACGATAAAGATGTAGACATCCGCGCTCAGGCCTACCGCTTAATGGTAGACCCTAGCGTTGATTGCTTACCCTGGACCGCAAAGGGAGAGCTCGTCTATAGTCCTGCATTAGCAAAAGAGAAGAGAGAACAGCCCACCACCGACATCCCTGACTGGATGATTACTCAGCTTGTCAATGAAAAAGATGTCAATGCGAAGAAGCTTGGCTACGATATTCTTGAGAAGCTCCCTAAGGATTTAGTTGTCGAAGAGGCTCCTCCGGTATTAAATAGGGATCTTAAGATAGAAAGGAACGGAAAGTATTCGTTCTCTTCCGATATTCTTCCGGGCTTCCGCCGCTTGATCATAGCGGCTCTAACTGATTCTAACCCGAGAGCTCGCGCATCTGTCCGAAGTCACTTCGGTCTTCCCTCAGAGACTACACTACTTGCTCCCGAGAATAAGGATACGGAAGTAGTCCAGCCCTCTGCTAAGGATTATATCTTTCATGCTCGAGTCGCTCTTAACCAGAATAAGGTTGAGGATGCTGAGAAGCAACTTGCTTCAGCAACGCATGCGCGCGATGCAGAGAACTATAAGGAAGAGATTGACGCTCTCAAGAAGAGAATTGTTGATGTCCGCGAACATTCTAAAGATAGAGAAGAGAGAGAAGATCGAATAGCTCAGTTGCAAGAAGCTCTAATGACCAAGCACCCCGTCCTTAGAGAAATTGTTAAGCTGGCTGCTTTCTTAGATTGGGCTGCGAAGCTTAAGTTCCAAACGGCATTTAGAGATTTGTCCGTTAAGAATAAAGAAGCAATCGTTTCTTTCTTAGCGAAAGATGAAAAATGGTTTAATCAGTGGCACGCAACTGTATTAGGTACTGGCCCTGCCGTTAAAGACATCGAAGAGGATCCTCGCAGGAAAGAGGATCGTCGAAAGAAAGACGATAGAAGAAAGGAGCCGGAACCAGAACCAGAACCAGAACCAGAGAAGCCCCGTGAACGTCGTCGGGATGATCCGTTTACTCCTGATGAGGAAGCTTTCGGTAAGCAGGGATCACCCCTTGGTAAGATTGAATTAACGTCTCGCCAACCTCCGACAACATGGCCCCTTGAGAATCCTCAAGTAGGGTATGGCTCTGCTGTGCCCATTGGCTCTCAAGATAGCCGAGGTACTGATGAACTAATGTTGAAGGACGTTAGGATGTACTTCGGGCGTCCAGAAGGTAAGTGGCGTTCTATCTTAAATAAGATTTGGAAGAATATCTTTGATGATCAGAACGTTCAAGAGGAAGAAGAACTAGGTACCCACAAGGAGATGCTTCACAAGGAAGCAGCTGAACAACTCCCCAGAGTCCCACCTAATAGCCGCGAAGAAGCTCTAAAGTATCTACAAGGTAACGAGCAGGAAGCGTACCAGGCTATAACTTTCTTTGGACGCGAGGGCGACAAGGATGGTTTGATTGCGGCCGTCAATGCCTTTAAAAATCCGGGCGAATTTAACAACAAGCAGGGGCTTCAGAAGATTCTTCAGGTAGCTGTGGAACATAATCTTCCGGAGGTCGTTGAGGCAGTATTCAATATCCCTTCGACAGGTAAGACATCAAAGTGGGATATCCATAGCGACGCCATAGCAGCCTTCTATCGATTGAAAGATGTAGATGCATTAGGTAAGATTTTATTTACTCCGTGGTACCCTCACGCGGTTAAGTATCTTGTAGACCTAGGACTTGCGTCAAGCCTTAAGAAAGTATACCGTTCTAGTAATGACAACCCTGGTTTACAACGCGCGATCATCTTGAACTTAGGCGAGGCCGACCCTGAGTTCATGGCAGAAGCTTTAAAAAATCCGAATGCTGAAGTAAGACAACAGGCGCTTAAGTGGCTTGGAGATCATCATAAGAAGTATGACGTACTCAAGGAACACGTAAAGAACGAGAAGGACCCTAAGGCGAAAGCAGAGCTTGAGAAGTTCTTAGCGCTAGCTAATGAAGGACCTGTTGCAGAAGTTCTCGAGCATATGGATCCTGAAGAGCAGATGAGCAAGATAACAGCTCTTACTAAGACTGCTGCCGATGCATTCACCAAGTGGGATAACTACCCTGAGATCCGTAAACAAGTTCTCGGACAACATGGTCGCCGCTACGGTATCAGCTCCTTTAACGAATGGAAACAAGTCCAACCCGAAGTAGATACAGAGATCAGAGATGCGATGGGGGAATACCCCTCCATGGAAAAAGGAAAGGAAGCCCTACGTGATTTAGAAAAGGTCGCTGAGAAACTTCCGGACGCTACAAAGAGAATCACTTATCTCAAGGCATGGATTGAAGAAGCGAGAGAGAAATATAAAATAAACAAACAACTCCTCGAGCGTGAGCGACAACTTAGTAATATGACAGAGGAGTCTCGGACCGAACTCGAGAACGACCTATCAGAACTAAAAACAAAGATCGATAACGCTCAGAAGAACCTTGATAAAGCAATGGTTGATATCAAGGGTGATCTTGATTTTAGAATAAGTCAGCTGCAACTTCTAGAGAGATCCACTACGTTCCGTGAGTCTCTTATGGAAACTATTAAGCAGGATGACTCCTTTAAGAAGGAATTTGGCAGCGGGAATCACACGTGGCAGGACTACCAAGCGTATCTAAAGACATTCGAGAAGGAGCTACCTCACAAGGACGCTAAGCTCCCCGCTGAGGGTCTACGGGCTATCGAGCGTTCTAAAGAAAAGCTAGCTTGGGGATACACAGAGCCACTTCGTAAGCAGTATGCTCAAGAGGAGAACCTAGCGGTTAAACGTCTCCAAGAGCTACAGCCTTTCTATGAACGTCTAGGAGATCCGGAGAAGGATCCCCGCTTAGCTGAGTTCGACAAAAAGATTAAAGAGTATAAGAAGCTCGCAAAGCAATGGTATAAGATGTCGGGTACTATCGCACCTTACGTTGTGATTAGCGATGATGAAACAAAGAGATATCATATCTCCCCGGCAATCTGGCTAGCACCTAATAAGTCTCCGGCGTTACCTGAGTATGGTACAAGTAAGAGACTTGTACCAGAACAGCTTGCCGAGCTTCGCTCTCCCTGGACAGATCTTATCGAAGAGACGCAAGCAGAGAAGATTAAGCTACACAATGATTTACTTCGAGAAGTAGCTAAGAAGCTTCCTGAAAAGGGAAAGGACCTTCTGGTGGAACATCTTCAACACGTGAAGAAGGCGGAAGCTATCCTTAGTCACTTACAGTCCGCTGGAGTAGGTTTTGATGGTGGCGAACTTAAATATATCGATATGGGTAAGAAGTTAGAAGAGAGTAAGAAAAGATACGACGAAGATCGTATGAAACTTCTAAAGCGCCTTGAGATTCTTAATAAGGTTAAAGAGAGTAACAGGCCCGACGATCAGAAAGAGTATATCCGAATCAAGAAAGAACTAGCCGACTTCATGGGTATGTATGGTATTCCTCCTGTGTCTGATACGCCTAACGGTCAACTCAAGAAGCAGTACCTGTATGATAGATGGAAGAGCCCAAGACTAAGAGGTCCTCAAGATGTTCCGTTGACAGTGTCTCCTGAAGAGTCCGGTGCTTATAAGGGTGGCGGAGAGTCTACGGAAGAAGAGCGGAAGAGAGTTATGGACGAGATTAACAGACGTCGTGAGGAATACGGTCCAGCCAAAGATGAAAGCGGGGAACTACTATAATGGATGACAACGAGATCGAGAAGAAGGCCGAACCTATCGATGCACAGGATGGAGAGGACTTTACTAAAGAACTCGCTAGTCGCGACGACTACGGTGAAGAGTCTCTCCGTGGTGACCCCAGCGCTGCGTACCATGACTACTTAGGTGACAGTGCTAACTTCAGTGGCTTTCCTCAGCCTGTCAACCAACAAGAGATATGGAATAGATTTAAAGACTACGTTAACAAGAAGAAGGAAAACCTACATGAGGATAAGAATAAGGTAGGTAAGGAGCACATGGAAGAGATAGGAGAAGGCTACTGGGATAAGAAGACTCCCTACATAGCTACGGATACTCCCGCACAATTTATGGCAATGCCTGCAATGAAGATTGGTAAGTTAGACGTAGAAGCGGATGAACAGCAGCCTACTCCTCCCTCCGAGCCCACTCCTGACCTTGGGGGATCTGTAATGGGAGAACCTCCTGCTGCAGAAGAGAACCGTAAGAAAGAACCGCCAGTTGAACTCCCAGCCAAAAATTTTGAGCCCCCTCAAGAAAAAATCATGGACGCCGACAAGTTCTGGTCGTCGGCAGGGAATCAGGCTACTGTTCACATCGCAAATCTTCCCAAGCCAAAAAATATCGGTGATGAAACACTCTTTACAGGTAACGTCTCCTTCTCCGCATTCAGCAGTCTAGGCGGGGCGACTCTCGCTGGAAAGGTTAAAGCTGTCCGCGGCGGTAATGGAAAAGAGTGCGTGAGCCTTATCCTGGAGACTGATGAGTTGATGACTCTCGTTATGAACATCGCTCAGAAGTACGTAGACTCCAAGTCGCGAGATGAAGATGTTGTTATGAGAGATGTTCAGGAAGGACTACCCCTCATCTTCCGAAAAATTTTTGAAACAATTAAAGCAAAGAGAAACGACTTAGTATGGTCTACAGGTCCTGCAAAAGAAAACGCCGACGAGTACTCTCCTCTAGTAACGTACTTGCCTGAGGGAGGTATCGCGAAAGCGTTCGGTAAGTCTCTGCGCGAAGCACCTGCTCCTAAGCCAGGAGAGTCGGCGAAGACTGTTCCTTATCCTACGGAAGAGCTACACGCTCGTAAGCCTTTAGAGGGTAAAGACGCCCAGGGATTAATGAATGCTATCCGGGCACAAGAGAAGGTTTTACTGGGAGGTAATTCAAGTGAGCATCTTGAAAAGCCCCACTACCTCAAAGACAATAACATTATAAGACAGTTCGTTATTAAAATACCTGAGGACAAGTTTCACAAAAGGGAAGAGGGTATGTTCGCCTTCTTGAAAATGTCGGAAGTAGAAAAGATTAGTCCTGAGGCTGCCGCACTTATTAAAGCCTCAGATGGGGAAGGAACTGACGGAGAGAGCTTCCATTTCTTTTATGTTCCAAAGAAAGGGGACATGGAAGATGATACAGTAGCCATCGAGAATAAGCTTCTCACGAACAAGTATATCCTTTCTAAGGTACAGAACATCTATAAGCGATTTGGCGGAGGAACACCTCAGCAATTGTTTAAAGCGATCGCAGGAGATCTCGATCTATCTCCTTCCGCTGTCGCTGTATGGTTCATAGAACTGTTCGATAAGCTTACCCCTACTGTGAGGGAGAAGGCGAAGAAGGCTACCGGTATAGGTATGGAGAAGCTAGCCTATCCAACAGACGCCTGGGCCGGACCGACATTAGAGCAGGTGGGTGCCCTTGTTGGACCCGACAAAGCTATGCTAGCCTCTGAGTGGGCAAGCTCCCTAGCCGACAAGTTAAACTATACTTCCTACCCGCCGACATTCCCTACGTTGGTTGGAGGACCTTCAGATCTAAAGAAGCTTGGCGCTCTTGGCCTTACGGATGAGCAAGTAGAGCGAAGGAATCGCATTATAGAGAAGTATAGAGAGCCAGCAACAGAGATGTTGCATAGTTTAGTAACCAACATTTACGACAGTGATGTCGCCGGTGGAGGCGCTAACGCTGGCCCCCTAAATCCGGAAGCTGAAGAAATTGGTCAGCTGGCAGAGGACGTCCTCTTAGAAATGTTCGAGGAGTTACCAACGACCATCGCCGACGAAGACTTCTATAAAGAACTAAAGAGTCGTTTGTTTACGACTCAGAAGATGATTGAACGTCATCACAATAAGAAGATGCCTAGCAACAAGTCTAAGTTCACGGACGTAATGAACACACCAACTGTCCCTCTTGATACAGGTGAGATCGAAGATCCGATCAACTATCTCTCAGCGACGTTGCATAAGAAAGCTTTACAGATCGACGACGCTGTTCAGATCAGTCCGGAGTTCCCACGTAGAGAGTTTGCTGGACGCATGGGAAAAGTTTGTGACATTAAAGGGGACATTTATATGTGCCCAGAGCATGGACCAGAGCCGCTCATCCATTACCTTATTGATATAGGGGACGGCGAGACGCATCGAGAGGGAACGCTCACCTGGGTCGTAGATGGTGAGTTTATGCCCGCAGGATCCACTAACTAAAATACGTCGGAGGGTCGATGAACGCACCCTACGAGATTATGATCCTTACCGTCGAAGAGGTTCTCCTGGATATATATGAGGGGGAACTAAGCTCCAAGAGCACTGAGGAGGCCACGAGGGCCTTCGCTATGTGGTTGACTGAGCACAACGCCCATTACTACACAGGCAAGAAGACGAACGGTACTGATGCCGTTCAGGACGCAATCCTCGCGACCATTAGAAATAAAAAGACATTGTGCGTCTTATCCAGTTGTCCCGAATTCGAAAACGACAATTAAACCGACCCGGCCGTTAAGGCAGAAAAATAGCCGCTACCGTTAGCTTCAACGGTAGCGGCTATTTTAGTCTATAGCGACCCATGCCCCAGACGCTCGACTATCCGTGTAGATTTCTCTCGCTTCAGGATATAGCCACCCATTGTTTGCTTGCCATCCCATTATCCTGACACTGAAGAATCTTTCCGCGATTTGAAATGTCTTATAGATTTTCTGTTCATCTGGGTACAGAGATACCCACCCCTGAAGAGAATCTTGTTGGTTAATACTAGTCCAATTAATTTCCTGCATATACACCTCTCTTACGACGTTAAGAGATATTACACTACCGCTAACGATTAATGACCGTGGACGTAGTATCTTCCTTTACCTTCAAGGTAGTCGGGATTGCAGTCTCGACAACGCTCGTCCTTTAATATATTGGCGAGTGCCTTGAATCTCTTATGTTCCTTTTGGTTAAGGACAATTTCGAGAGTATGAGTATGATTCCAGTATGCTTCCCAGAAGAGTTTAGTAGCTCTCCAGAGTCGCCAGTGCCACGGGATGTTCATGAATGTGTTATCATGCATCTCCAAGATGGCCATGCGCTCATCCATCATGGTAACCATTAATCCATGATCCTGCGTTCCGCAGTCACAAGAGAACCAATCATCCTCTTCCTTAAAGGGAAGGGGCTTCTCTTTGGGTACATCCGGTACTATAGCCATTACTCATCATCCTCTACTTGCATAGCGCTAACGATTGGAGGAACACTCCCACCCGCTAATACGGATATTCCGGTAGGTTCTTCCTCTACTTTCTCCCAGTACTCAAGCTTCTCATCCCAAACGTAGTTCTTAGATAGCTGTACCTCAACGACGGCACCCTGATCATAGAACTTCGTAATAGGAACGGGCTTAAGTAATCGCTTCGCGTCTGCTGGTCCCTTTGCGTCGTTCTCGAAGAACGAAGCTAGGATACGGATAGTCTCTTTGTCGGCGTCAGCAAGAAAGTCCGCAACCTTCTTTAAGCGACCTCTCGCCCGGACGACATCTCCTTTTGTAAGCAATCGATTCTCTCCTAGGGATCTAACTCAGACTCCCAATACTTACTATCGATCAAGCGCTGCCAGCTTACGGGGATTGGTGCATGACCCGTAACGAGAGTACCGGCACCCTTCCATTCTGGCCGTTGAGGCTTAACACGTAACGTCATGCCAGCCTCTTCAGGCGTCTTGTCATCCTTCTTGGTGTTGCAAGGAATACAAGATAATACAATGTTTGTCCAATTAGATACACCACCCCGAGACTTAGGAATTACGTGATCAAGATTCCATTCGTCTGGCTTAGTAAGCTTAGAGGGCTTAGAAAACTTCTTGCCACAGTAAGCGCACTGGTAGTTGTAATGCTCTAGGATATTTCGACGAGAGAATTTAACCTCTTGTCTAGGTAGACGATCATACCGGGTTAACTGAATAACTTCCGGGATCGCAATTCGGAGGGAAGACGTATGGACGAAACCTCTCCCACTCTTCTCCATCATGGCAGACAACTCACACCAATCATTGAAGTCGTAGGTAACAAGGTTCTCGTCAACTGCTCTTGCGTGACCTGTGTATAGGAGAGTTAATGCCTTCTGCCAATCGGATATGTGGATTGCGTAGAAGTTTCGGTTTAAGACTAGCGTGTCAGCCATATCGTATCTCTCCTAGTATTTAAGTTCTATAAGTTACTTCGCCTGTACATTGTCATTTCATTTATCCTTTTCACGACAAATTGGAGCTACCACTCGGTATCGATCCGAGGTCGATCCCTTACCAAGGGATTACTCTGCCTTTGAGCTATGGTAGCAAAAATTGGAGCTGCCATGGAGAGATGCACTCCACTCTGAGACTTACGAAGTCCCTGCATCGCTAACTATGCTTTGGCAGCATTGGTATCACCGGGTGGTATCGATCCACCGTCTAAGCCTTATGAGAGCCCCATTCTACCTTTGAACTACGGTGACTACAAATTGGTAGCGGGAGCTGGAATTGAACCAGCCTGGAAGAGCTTATGAGACTCCTGAGTTCACCAGAACTCTACCCCGCAAATTTGGTACCCTAGGAAGGGGTTGCACCTTCACTGAACAGGTTTTGAAGCTGTTGCCTCTGCTATTGGGCTACTAGGGCGACTGTCTAAATACACACTTAGGCGCTTCGCGAAACATTCAACACAGTTATCTGTACTCAGGTTAAAGGTCTCAGCTAGGTCGTATAAGAGAGAACCCATCGTCATTGGATTCACTATACAACAAAGTGCCTTTGTCATTTCTTCTTTATGTGTCTTGGGTTATCTTTCTTACCGCAAGGATACCCGCACTTCTTACAATGGCGACTCGATACAGCAAAGGCACCGATCATGGAGTCATCGATAAAGTCCCAGTCGAGAGTTTCCATTACCTTCTTTGGAACCTTCTTATACTTCCCTCGTACGCCTTTACTGAAGTCGTACTCTTTCTTCATATGGTGCCTATGGTAGGATTTGAACCTACACTGGACGGCTTCTTAGACCGCTTCCTCTGCCGTTGGGATACATAGGCTTAAATTGGTGCTCTAGGAAGGAATCGAACCTTCACGGTCACAATGTCAATGTGATGCCCTACCACTAGGCGACTGGAGCTAATATATCTCTTGTTTCGGACCACATCGCGTAAGAAGAAAGCCCATGATCTTTCGATCACTTCTCAAACAATAGTCGTCCCAATCGTCTTGGAACTTCCACTTCTTGGTACATCTATCACAATAGGTCCAATCATCTTTCTTCTTCCAATCGTGATAAAGAATCTTACACAAGTCCTTCTCAAACTTCATATGGTGCCCTTAGCAGGAGTCGAACCCGCATCTCAGAGGTAGAAGCTCCGCGCTCTGGCCATTGAGCTATAAGGGCTAAATTGGAGCCGCCACCCGGACTCGCGCCGGACTATCACGCTTACAAGGCGTGCGCATCGCTACCTATGCTTTGGCGGCATATATGCCTTCGGTCGGAATTGAACCGACATGGACGGGAGTTTAGAGTTCCCCGCTTTGCCATTAAGCTACGAAGGCTAATTGTTACTTTCTTAAGGCACTAAAAATTCTCTTGGCTATCGTCCAAGGGCTGTATTGCCATTCACCATTGATCATACCTTCAACCATTCCTGGCAAAGCTTCAGTACATAGACGACAGTGTTCGTACGACAGTCCGTGCATTCCACACTGAGCTATCGGTCCCATGTTGACTTTCCAACCGTCTGAGGCGCCGGGCCTTACTGCGGAGTAACTGTAACCTCTTGTTGAGGGACACTTCGCGTACTCAGTGAAATGTCTTTCTGGACTACAAATTGTTTTCTCGAATACCTCATACACCCAAGGATCGCCGCTTGCATTCTTCTGCCATGATCTCTTTAGATCGTAGCCGCACCAGCAATGCGTATGTATCCCGTATATGTTGTATAGTCTCTTTACTTCTTGTCGCTCGCGACCGTGCTTCTGACATCCTATCAAACGTGGTCCGCCCGACGCCGTATATCCTCCGTCGTTCAACGTACAAAGAATATGTTTCCTTGCAGCGATACACGGAAGGCTAATTAGTTCTTCCTACGACTCTTCTTTCTATAACATTTTATCTCCATTACCGTAAGTTGGCTTCTTCGGGTCTATTGCCCAGTGGTGCCCTTTGCTTTCAGTATAAGGACATTCACGCGGCTGTGCCCTTGCAGGCCAGCACTTGTAACAACACTTCGTCTTACAAAGCTTACACCAGCAATATTCGTTGATAACGCAACAAATGTTCATTACTGATTATACACTAAATTGGTAGCCTAGGAGAGGGTTGCACTCTCACTGTACGGGTTTTAAAGCCGCTGCCTCTGCTATTGGGCTACTAGGCCGTCAAATCGATTGGTCGCTCTATGCAGTATGAAGAACCTGTGTAAGCGTTCTGTTCAATCCAGTCCTTATCTGCTTTGTAACAATCGACACAGTACTCATACTTCATACCATCAACTGTCACAAATACTACCGGATGAACCTGACAACAGAGTCTCATATTGGAGCACCAGGGGAGAATCGAACTCCCTCATGAAAGTTTTGCAGACTCTCAGCTTCCCACTTGCCTACTGGTGCATTATTGGCTTGGCAAGTCAGGGTAACAAGCTATACAATACTTCTTTACGTCGGTACAATAGTTCGTATAAGCTCCGACATGCAGCGTTGTGTCGTCGCAACCCGGATAAGTACACTGGTGGTAATATCCTAATAAACCTCTATACGCATTACCCCACTTGTGTCCATTTACGAGGCACGGTAAAGATCTATTCATATGTTAGGATTGTCGTACCATAATCGACACCCGACAACGTCTGGAATGCTCCGCACTTACGACGACAGTTTCTATACTTCGTAGGGAACCCTTTCTTTACTTTCGAAAGGATAAACTCACCCCAATCATGCCCTAATATCTTACACAGGTTCTTTAGAAACATAAACTGGCGGGGGCTCTAGGAATCGAACCCAGGTTAACGGTTTTGGAGACCGCAATTCTGCCACTGAACTAAACCCCCATAAATCTGGCGGAAGCTACAGGATTCGAACCTGTGGAGCTGTTACACCCTTCGGTTTTCAAGACCGACGCCTTAAACCACTCGGCCAAACTTCCAAATCAATTGTAGTAGTGCTGACCTTGTTTTTAACCCCACATCCGCGTGCTGGTCCCATTTTAGCTAGCCTTATTGGGACTTCTCGAGTTACGAAG